AACTGATTGTGGGGATCTTTTACCATATGTATGTTCTACACTTAATAAAAAAGGAAAGATAAAAGAATATCTTAATGTTTATGTAAAACCTGATTTAGTTAAGTTTAGAAATTATATTATTAAAGATCCTAGTATTACTCCTTTAGAAAAGTATATAGAAGTTAATTGGGCATTACAAATTCTTAGAGAGTTTAAAGTAAATCGTCCAGATGTGTTTTCTAGAGAATCTAATCTTGAAGAACTTATGAAAAATAAGTACCAAAAAGATTTAAGTACTTTTCTAACAGAAGTCCATCCTATGTATATAAAGCAATTTTATGACAAAAAATAAATTAACAATAATTGTAATGGTTGGACCTCCAGCTAGTGGCAAAACTTCGTGGTCTAAAGAGTTCGTGAAGGGAAAGTCTACTTGGATTCGGGTGAATAGGGACGATCTCCGACTTATGTGCGGTGATTATTGGATTCCGTCTCGGGAAAAGTTAATTAATACTCTTGAGGAAACAACTATTACCTCTGCTTTAGAGCAAGGTTATAACGTTATAATTGATGCTACTAATCTTAACCCTAAAACTAGGGCTAAATGGGAAGAAATTGCCTCAAATTTCGATGCAAATATTGAATATAAGGAAATAGTTATTCCATATAAAGAAGCTGTTAAACGGGATAAAAATAGGGATTTACAAGTAGGTGAAGATACAATACGTATATTTTATCGAAAATATTATCCTGAGCTACTAAAACAAGAATTAGACGAAATATAATATGAAATATATACTTATTGAGTGGCCTGAAGTTCAAGAATTAATGAGTTATGATGATTTTGATTGTCATGCGCATCTTGTTAATGATGAAGGTTGAATTGATCAGTATGGCCCTTCTTCATACTTTGTAGAAGAGGATTGATTAAAAAAGTTAAAGAAATGTTAAGAATATATAATATTTATATCCAGATATACAATAAATTGTGTTTACTCAATAATATAGTTCTACAGGAAAATTTATTGTATTTAACACTAATACTACAATCTTATGTCCACTAGATCTAGAATAGGAATGATAAATCCATATGGTAGTGTTAGTTCAATTTATTGTCATTTTGATGGATATCCAGAAGGTATTGGGAAAACTCTACATGATAATTGGAATGATATAAACGATATTATTGAACTAATTGCTAATGGAGATATATCTTGTTTAGGAACAGATTTAGATACAACAAGTTTTTATGCAGATGGATCTGGCGCAATTATATCTCCAACTGAAGAAGATTACTATAATTTAGATCCAATAATGATTGAGTATCATTATTTACATAAAAATGGAGAATGGATATGTAAAGAGGTAAACCTTAAGGAACGTTTTAATGAAAGCTCGAGTTAAGAATTTTGATGTAGAGGTAGAACCTATGACTAAATATGAATTTTATGATAGAATTAAGAAAATTCAGTTACAACATCCTGAAAATAAATGAGTCAAAGGTTATTATATTAACTGGAATGGATATGAATTCTGGTTAATGGAAGAAAATTTTAATAAATTATATGAAATAATAGAATGTTAATCCGAGGTAAAACTGTATATGTTTATGATATTGAGATATTTCCAAATGTATTTCACTGTACAGTAAAAAATTCTGAAACTAAAGAACGTCTCTTATTTGAAATATCTGAAAGAAGAAATGATTTAACTAAACTTGTTGACTTCTTCTGAACAATTCGAGATCAATCTCAAAAAGAAATTTGAGAGAAAAATTATACTACAGATCTTCAATTTAATACCGATAAGATATTTTGTGGATAAAGCAAGAAATTAAAAATATTAATTGTATCTTTGTACTGTAAACAATAAAACATACAGTATGAAAACTAAAACAAACGATCAATTTATATTTGATGCAAATAAAATTCATTGCAACAGATATAGTTATTCTAAAACTAATTATAAAACAAATAAAGATAAAGTGTGTATTATATGTAATAGGCACGGTGAATTCTGACAAACTCCGTCAAACCATTTAAAAGGGCAAGGTTGTCCAAAATGTGCTCATGAATATGTTAATAATTTAAAAGTTATTAGTACTAAAGAGTATATTAAACGGGCAAATAAAAAGCATAATAATTATTATGATTATTCAAAAACTAATTATAGTGGATTTGATTCTAATGTAATTATTACTTGTCCTATCCATGGAGATTTTACTATTAATGCACATGTTCATGTTAGTAATGGACAAGGCTGTCCAAAGTGTGGGCACGATAATAGAGTAAAGAAAAAATTATCTACAACAAACAAATTTATACAAAAGGCAAAAGTTATTCATAATAATTATTATGATTATTCTAAAGTACAATATATAAATGCTAAAACGAACATTTGTATTATTTGCCCAAAACATGGAGAATTTTTACAAACTCCTAATAAACATTTACAAGGACATAAATGTCAATATTATAAACAGTCACAAGGAGAAATGTTAGTTACTAGAATATTAACTGAATTAAAAATACCGTTTAAGACAGAAGTATCTTTTAAATCAGACTTATTTAACAGAATCTTTAGAATTGACTTTGTAATTGATTTAGATAAAGAGACGTATTTCATTGAATATAATGGAATGCAACATTATTATATTTCAGAACAATTTGGAGGCAAAGATGCATTTCGAAAGCAGTTAATGCGAGATAAACAATTGAGACTCTTTACTAAAATTAACAATTTTCATTTGTTAGAGATTAAGTATAATATAGACGAAGATACAGTTAAGCAATATATTAAAGATTTCTTAAATGTCCCTGCTAATAATGCAGAAAATCGGGTGAATTGCTGGAAACTCCTAACGTAAAGACGAGGACAATCAGCAGCGAAGCTACAGAAGCACAATAAGTATGTAGAACGTTCAACGACTAATTATTGAGTAGTGCAAACAATAATATAAACACGAGCGCCCGACATCTTTTTAAGATGATGATATAGTCTGAACTATATAGTAATATATAGAATTATGAGATAAAAGCTCATAAGATAACAAAATTGATAATAACTTACATTATGATAATCCAATAATTAATTATATTATTGATTATCATAAAAAAATGGAAACTCTTGATACTTATACAATCTGTACTTCATTATATAAATTGAGTAATGAAATAATTCGTTCTACAGATGGTAATTTTACGTCTTGAAGTAAGTGGAAATATAAAATCTATTTTGAAACTCTTGATTTACTTACAATGTTATATTCTCAAAAATTGCGAGTAGGGTTAAAAGAAATGCAAGTAACCATGCAGTTTCGTAACGTTCAAGAGTATGAAGGAGACTTCCAAGCTTGACTTCCTGCATCTGAAATTCCTAATATGATAGAATATAATATTAATGATGTTGATTCTACTGAGGAATTATTAAATCGATGTAAAAAGGATATAGAATTACGATTAGCTATCGAAGATGAATATGGAGTAAAAGTATTAAATAAAGATGGTGTAAACATTGGAATGAAGATCATTACTCAAAAATATCTTGAGAAAACAGGTCAAACTTGAAATCAAATCAAAGATTTACGTTCTCCTTGTGATATGATTGATCTAAATAAAGTTATTCTTCCAATTGTTAAATTTGATACGCCAATTCTCCAAGAAGTTCTAAAGGATATGAAAAGACAAACTGTTTCTCCAGGTAGAAAAGGTTATGAAAAACATTTTATATTAGATGGATTAGAATATTGTGTTGGAGTAGGTGGTATACATTCTGTAAATAAACCAGAAGAAATAATACCAGCTAATGATCAGATACTCAGTGACATAGATGTTGCGTTAATATAGTGGCGCAAGTAAAACGCGGTTAATTGCGGGAACTTAATTTAACTTATTAATACTGCAGCTAGTAGTAATACATAGTGTAGCACATAAGATAATGCTTATGAGAAAGTAAAAACTTAATAAGTATTATAATCCGCAGCCAAGGATCCTTATAGGATCAAGGTTCACAGACTATCTCGAAAGAGAGTAGGATAAAACCTTATAAGGTTTTATTCGAAACGCCGCGAATTTTTATAAATTTAATTTGGTTATATCCATTTATTTTATTATGTTTGTAAAAAATTAAATAATATGAAAGCAAACATAGGTGATAAATTTAAATGTGGAATTTATTGTATTAAAAATACAGTAAATAATAAAATATATGTTGGAAAATCTATTAATATTTATGGTAGAATAAAACAACATATTACGCAATTAAATCATAAGTCAAAAGATGAAAACTATCATTTAATTCAAGCATGACATAAATATGGTAGAAATTCATTTACTTATGAAGTTTTAGAGTATTTAGAATTTGAGAAATATGATGATAATAGTGTTGATCAACAGTTAAAATTGCTTGCAGATCGAGAACTATTCTGAATTCAAAAATTAAATACTTTAGATAGAAATATTGGATATAATATGAGATTAGACTCTAATACAAAATGTTTAGTATTAGAAGAAACTCGTGAACGATGTAGAAAAGCTCAAATTGAACGGTTTAAGAATCCAGATGAAAGAGCAAAAATTGGAGCAAAAAGTAAAGAAATATGAACTAATTCTGAACTTAAAAAACAAATGGCTCGCAATTGTGCTCTTGCTAATCGTAAATATAGAATTGGACAATTTGATAAAAGTAATAATTTAATAAAAGTTTATGAAGTAATTGGAGATATTCTACTAGAATATCCAAATTTTTATTTACAAGCTATAAGAAGTTGTTGTCAAGGTACAAAAGCTTCATATAAAGGCTTTAAATGACACTACATTGAATTAAATTCAGAACAAATTAGATATAAAAATTAAGATATAGTCGAAAATTAAAATGGATATGCACTATATCCAAGTATGATTATAGAACATAAGTTTTATCCCCAACATTTAGGTAAAGAGTTCCTTGAAGTTTACTCTCAAATTAAAGATGAACGTATTGAAGCTAAGCATAATGGCAATAAAGTAAAGAATGAAACATTAAAATTAGCTCTTAATGGATTAAGTGGAAATTTGCAAAATGAGCACAATTTTTGCTATAGTCCATTTACTGTTATGCAGATTAGAATTAATGGTCAATTATTATTATTAATGTTAGCTGAGAAGCTAATTGCAATAGGTTGTAAAATTGTTCAAGCTAACACTGATGGCTTATTTGTTCTGCGCCCAAAAGACAAGGAAGTTGAGTTTCAAAACATTTGTAGAGAATGGGAAAAGTTAACAAAGTTAACTTTAGAGGAAGATCGTTTTGAAGCTATGTATCAATATGCAATTAATGATTATCTTGCAGTAAAGGAAGGTTATTCTGAAACAAAAGATCCTAAGTTACTGAAAAAGAAAGGAATGTTTATAGATGAAGTTAAACTTGGAAAAGGAATGGATGCTATGATTATTCCTGAATCTGTTAATAAATGTTTAGTAGATAAAGTCCCTGTTGAAGAAACAATTAGAAATTGTAAGGACATTAATAAGTTTATTACCTATCAGAAAGTAAGCAGAGATTATTCAGTTGAATATGATGGTAAATTAATTCAAAGAATTAATAGATATTATATTTCTAATGATGGACCATGGTTATATAAATGTAAGGTAGATTCTAATAATCACCGATCAAATTATATTAAACTATTAACTGATTCTGGAGTTACTATTATGAATACTATTGAAAAAGATCAACCAATTCCAAGTAATATTAACTATAGATTTTATATATCAGCTGCTAATAAAATTGTTAGTTTCTTTAAAAATAAACAATTAACTTTATTTTAAACAGAAAACTCTTAAAATTAATAATAAAATAATGAAATTATTATTTTTCCATTCATCATGGTGTGGACCTTGTAAAGCATTAACACCTATTGTAGAAGAATTAAAATCAACATATGATATATGAGATATAGATGTTGATGAAGCAGAAGATACTACATTAGTAAAGTATAAAATTCGTAGTATTCCTGTACTGATATTAGAAGATGATCAAGGAAAAGAACTTTGGAAACATGTAGGAAGTATTTCTAAAATAGATCTCGAAAATAAGCTTAAAGAATATGAGACTAATTAAACCATCTATAGAAATACTTGAACAAGGCTCAGGAATTCAAGGAATTTATAAGCAAATTGAGAAAGCAGGAAGAACCGCATATAAAAGTGAAAATTATATTACAGAAGGTTCTGCGGAAAAGTTTGTAAACATGATTAAAAATAAGAACCATGGAGCTTGTCTAGAGCACGGTACTGTTTATTTAAAAACCTACAATCCTAAAATATACTATAAATATCGTAATAACCAATATTCTAAAGTTAAAATCATTAAATATTCAAAAACAGGATGTGATGAATTAGATCTACAAAATTCTGCATATGACGTAGGATTCATTACTACTAATTATCGAGTATTATATGAAAACGATTGGTTAGACGATCTTTCGTATATTTGTGAACCTACTGAATATCATGAAAAAAGGATCACTGTAAAGTTTGTACTTCCTATTTCTATAAGTAGAGAATTTTTAAGGCATAGAATATTTTCATTTATGGAAATGAGTACAAGATACTGTAATTTTAATAAAGAGAAGTTTAACAATGAAATCACATTCATTATTCCGTATTGGTCATCTCTAAAAGAAGCTAGGTATGTTTATTGGGATGGAGACTATGTAGAAGATACTACTCCAGAATCTTTACCACATACTATTCTAAAACACGTTGTGGGAGATAATGACGATGTGTTTTTATCAGTATGTGAAAATGCTGAATTATGTTATAAGCAACTAATTAACTCAGGAAGAACTCCACAGGAAGCTAGAGAAGTCTTACCATTATGTACTAAGACAGAACTAATTATGACTGGAACTATTGAACAATGGAAAGGATTCTTTAAATTACGTAGCTCATTATATGGAGCAATAGGAGCTCATCCTCAAGCAGCAGAACTAGCAGATAAACTGTATATACAGTTTAAGGAGAAAAATTATATTTAAAATGAGCCATTATAAAGAAACAGTACAGTATGATCATGTAGATGAAGAACAAGAACATTCTTTTAAACATCTTTATGCAGATTGAAATTCTAAAACAAATACTGTAACTGTATGAAATAAAGAAGGTATAGTTATATATAGTGGATACGATGATGAAGCTAAAGCTTTAGGTTGTTTATTATCTAATATTAGATGCCAAAAAATCGATAAATTTCCACATGAAGATTAAAATTATAAGATATGCAACTCATTAAAGCATGTAAAGAATTAATGATTAGAGAGCCCTTTTATGGGCTCTTTCTTCTTAATTTAAATAAAGAAATATCTGATACATATGTAGATACAGCTTGTGTTTCTAGAAATGGAGTAAATTCTAAACTAGTTATAAATCCTAATTACTGAGATAAATTAACTGACAATCAGCAGTTAGGTTTATTAAAACATGAGCTAATTCATATATGTTTTAACCACATGTTTATTGAATCAGAACTTCGAATTAGTGATCATAAATTATTTAATATTGCTTGCGATTTAGTTTGTGATCAATACATAAAAGATGTTCCTGATAATATGTGGGATCAACTAAAAGACAAATATCCTGATTTAGTAAAAAACTTAGAAAAGGATAAAGGTGCAAAATATTATTATGAAGAGCTAATAAAATATGCACAGAAAAATTCTCAGTCTGGACAGAAAGGGCCAGGTAATGGGAATAGAGGCACAACACAAGGTCTTGATGGAATTAGCGGAGGAGCTGATGATCATAAGTCTTGGAAAGAATATCAGAATCTTGATGAAGCAGGAAAAAAACTAATGCAAAATCAAACTGAGCATCAATTAAAAGAAGCAGCTACAGCTACTACTAAAAGTAGAGGTAGTATTCCAAGAGAATTTCAATCAATAATTGATGCATTATTTAAAGTAGATCCTCCTATATTTAATTGGAAAATGTATTTCCGAAGATTATTAGGAAATTCATTCAAAACTTATACAAAAAAATCTCTTCGAAAAGAGTCTAATAGATTTGTTGGAAGTGCAGGAATTAAAGTAAAGCATAAACAACACATCCTTGTTGGAATTGATACATCTGGATCTGTAAGTGATTCAGAATTACAAGATTTTTTTAGTGAGATCTATCACATATATAAAACTGGGTCTATGGTAACTATTGTAGAATGTGATGCCGATATTCATAAAATATACGAATATAAAGGAAAGTTTGATGGAAAAATTACAGGTAGAGGAGGAACTGACTTCAAGCCTGTAGTAGATTATTATAATGCTAATCTAAATAAATATACTACTTTAGTATTTTTTACGGATGGTTATGCTCCATTAGACACATTCAAACCTATGCGACAAATGATGTGGGTTATTACAAGTAATGGGTATAAAACCCAAAAATATCCAGGACATACTATTTTTATACCATAAAATATGAAGAAAAATATAAATACAATTAATATTGAAGAATTAAAAACGTTAGCTAGTTATATTATTGATAATAATAAACGATTATATAATGAGCATAAAAAGACTACTGCAATTGAAGTAGTAGGTGAATCTGGTTTAGGTAAAACTTCTGCTATCATTCAGTTAGCTCAAGAAAGAGGAATGGACTGTATTAAACTTAATCTTTCTCAGTTAGAGGAATTAGGTGATCTTATTGGTTTTCCAATTAAAGAGTATTATGTTTGCACAGAGCGTCCTCGACTTGACGATGATGGAATGCCTGTTGTAGAAAATGAAATAGTGATTAAGGATGAGGAATGTCTCTGGGTATCTGCAGATGTACTAGATTCTTATATTGCAGAGGGTTATAGAATTAAAGACAATATATCTCGAATGGGATACGCCCTTCCTGCATGGGTTCCAACTAATCAAAATCCTAATGGAACTATTTTAATTCTTGATGACTTTAATCGTGCGGATTAAGAAATATATTGTAAAGTTTTGTTTCCTTGAATAAATTTAGTATCTTTGATATAAAATTTAAAAAATATGGAAAAATTAACATTACAAAAGATTAAAGTTTATAAAAAAGTTTGTGGAATTTACAAAATAAAAATTCACAATAAAGAATATATAGGAAGTTCAAAAAATATTCAGCATAGATTAAGACAACATTTAACTACTTTAAAACAAAATAAACACCATAATCATACTATGCAAAACTTGTATAATAAATATGGAATTGATAATATTTATTTTGAAGTTATAGAAATTTGTCTTGAGGAAAATAGAATTAATAGAGAAAAATACTATATAGATAGTATTAAACCTTATATAAATCATATTTTAGATCCTGAGAATATCATTAGAGATGAAGAATATAAACATAGAATAAGTATTTCTAAAAAGAAATATTATGAAACACATTCTCCAGTTAATATAAAAATGGTATATCAGTATAATTTAGAAGGAAAATATATTCAAAGTTACAAATCAATAACAGATGCGGCTAGAGCTACTAATCAAGATGTTACTGCAATATGTAGTGTATGTAATAATCGTAGTTATACTGCTGGTGGATATAGATGATCGTTTGAATTAAAAGAAACTCTTTCTAAACTAAAAAAGAAATATAAGAAAGTACCTGTTATTCAATATTCACTTGATAATGTTTTTATTAAAGAGTGAGATTCAAAAACAGATGCTGAAAAAGAACTAAAAATTTGTAATATATCTCGAGCTATAAGAAAGAATCTTACTGCAGGAGGATATAAATGAAAGTATAAAATCTAGAGGTCCGCATAAAATAGCGTGAATTGCTGGAAAAGCCTGAGGAGGTCAATCAGCAGCTAAGCTAATTAGTAATAATTAGAAAGTTCAACGACTAGTACATGGAGTCCAGAAATGGATAGTAAAGTACCACGAGTGCGCTACACTATTATATAGTGATGATATAGTCTGAACTACGTTATAACCTAAAAGAAGACGTAGAAGTATAGGATAAAGAGCCTATACGGTAACAAAAATGCCTAGATTTATACAAGCTACCATGGAGTTGATAGATAGAGGAGAATATATAAGTTGGTCATTACCACCTAACTGTACTATTATATTAACTTCTAATCCTGATAATGGTGATTATAATGTTAACTCTATGGACAATGCCCAAAAGACTCGATATATTAGTTTCGAATTAGGTTTTGATAAAGAAGTATGGGCTCGTTGGGCTGAGAAAGAAGGTATTGATGGTCGTTTTATCAATTTCGTATTATCTTATCCTGAAATTATGAAAAAGGAGGGAGGAGTACAAAAAGTTAATCCTCGAAGTTTAGTAACTTTTGCTAATACTATTTCTGGATTTAAAGATTGGTCTGATACAAATACTTTAGGTTTAATCCTTAATATTGCTCAAGGATGTTTTACATCTGAAGAAAACGTTATTGGAAACTTATTTACTACATTTATTGCTAATAAGTTAGATAAATTAATGGACCCAGATGCAATGTTAAATAAAGATTGGGATTATGTTAAGGGAGAATTAGCAAAACAAGTATATGACGGTACTAACTATCGTGCAGATATTGCTGCAGTTTTAACAACTCGGTTCTGTAATTTTGTAAATCTATATTTTGATACAAAAGGTAGTAAAACAGAGGTAGCTGTTGATAGAATTCTTAAGATTATTGAGCACGATAAAATGTTATTTTCTGAGGATTTGATTTTCAGTTTAATTAAAACTCTCCAAAAAAATCATCCTACAAGATGTAATAAATTATTATTGAATCCTAAAGTAGCTAGAAAGTTAATATAATATGTTATTTAATTTAAGTAATACAAAATTAAGAATAGTTGTTTGCGACTATTATAGAAGACAAGGAAATAGTAGTAACAGTTCCTATTATAGTAATAACATAAGTAATACTTGTCTTGCAGATATGATTGTTGTTTATGATATTAATGGGAGTAAAAAACATATTGGAGACGATTGTTATTATACTAGTCCTTTTTGTGCAGAAAAAGTATTTGGTATGTATTTAGGAGATAATGATAGTATAGAAACTATCATTTCTTCTAAAACTTTAACAAGTCTAACTGGAGTAAAAAGAGTATATTTTGATCCTAAATCTAAGTATCCTCGATTTAAACTAAGCGAAGCTACTACTATAAAACGTAGTTTAACTGCTGCAAAAGCAGATGTTTGTATACTGCCAAAAGTACAATATGATACATATAAACCTCAGTATAGTTCAGGAGGTGCTCCAAGAGATAAAAATATTAAATTATATTATTCTCCATCAGAAGATACTTATTATCTAATTGATCATAAACCTGGAGCTTGTTATCAAAGTAGCAGTAGTAAAGACTTAAACAACTTTATTAATAAAGCGATAAATACTAGCTCTTCAGATCCTCTTGAACAGTTTGCTTCAGCAGTAATGGCTGAGGGAATTATTCCTGCAGACTGTACATTATTTTATTCAGGTAAATGCTGTTTCTTTACAGATAATTCAGAATATGAACAAGTTAATAATATTTTAAATAATTATATGAAAATAATATATGATACAGAATTAGATAAATTTGTAAGTAATAATTTATCTAATCTTACAGAGGACGATCTTAAATCTTTATCTGGAATGTTAGGCTCTCAAGATCCTACTGTTGTAGGTATGGGTATTAAATTACTCTCTGGATATAATATTCCAGATTCAGTTTGTTCTGTAGGTATTCTACTTATGAGTAACTGGAATACTATTACAAGTAATTCTGCTTTTAAAAGTGTAGGATTTCAACAAATTTTAAATACATTAGGAATTTCTGAAAGAGAGGTTTATAGTGGCATTACTGATAATATTATAAATAAACTTTATAAAAGTAGTACAAATGATGCAGATAAAGAAAAGGCTAGAAAGATAGTTATAGACAAACTCAAGAAAAGTTTTGAAAAGAAATGGGCTGAACATAAGTCACAACTTGATGCTATACCTATGAACTTCGATTTTACATTAGAATAAGTGAAAAATATAATAGCTATTCAAGGTTTTAAAGGAAGTGGAAAAGATGAAGTTGCTAAATATCTAAACTATTTATTAAATGCTCCAACTTGTTTACATTCTTATAGTATTGCCTCTGCGTTAAATTTTATTCCTATACCGTTTATGATTTCAAAGCGTTGAAATGTAGTACATTATGCAGATAAATTAAAGGAAATGCTATCTATTATGATGAATATAGATAAGAGCAAGTTTGATGATAGAGAATTTAAAGAATATTATCATTTTGATTTTCAGAAGTTTTTACTTTACGATAGTAGAGTAAAAACTTTTGGAAATGAACCCACAGATAAAGTCTTTGCTAGAGAATTAAAAAAAGAAAATAGAAATTTAGCTATAGAATATAATTTATCTATTAGACAAATATTACAATATTTTGGTACAGATATAATGCGTAAATATTTTGGAGATAAATTATGGATATATTCAACGCTTCAAAGTGGAAATAAAAGTAACATTATAATTGCAGACCAAAGATTTGCAATCGAAAATGAAGTAGTAAAAGAATACAATGCCTTTATTATTCATGTAACAAGAAAAGGTTGTAGTATAGGTTTACATTCTTCAGAAAGAGAACTAGATACTCTTTATAAAAAACATAAATTTGATATATCGTTAGTAAATAATGGTACATTAAAAGAATTATTTAATAAATGTAAAAATATTGTATATGGCTACTGAAATTAAGTTTTGTAAAAACTGCGCAGATAATAAGATTACACATGAATTTCAAGATGAAAAATACGGAAAATTTATTCGTGTTTTTAATATTGGAGAAAAGTCAGGTACTTCTACTTGCACTATTTGTAATGGTGGTAAAAAGGCTAAAAAGTAATGAATAAAATTATATATAAATATCCTCTAGAATTTACTTATCCTCAAACGATTAAGTTACCTAGTAGTGCAAAAATTTTATATGTTGATAGCCAAAGAAATATACCTACAATTTGAGCTATAATAGATACAGATGATAAATCAACAATAGAGGTTGATGTTTATATAATTGGTACTGGGCAAACTTTTGATGCTAGTAATAAATTATATATTGGTTCATGTATGACCGAAAACGGAAACTTTGTTTGGCATATATTTATTGATTACTCTAAGAGCGAAAATATAATATTACCAGGTATTGATCTTTAAAAATAAATTGTTTTACTTCTATGAAAAATCCCCTTACTTGCTTAATTGCGAGTAAGGGGATTTTCTTTTGCCTCTATCTGCTTATGCGGATAGAGGTTATTTTTTTAATCTAATTTATCTCCGATATATTTGAGATCACTCATAAATCCAAATGTACTTGTAGCTCCTTCTCAGAGATTTTTATCTCCAGTAATAACAGCTGTACTTTGATTTACAATATTCTTAATAATAGAGTATGCAGGTGGGTTTAAGTCTCCTGCAAATTGTGCAACAATATTCTGAATTGGACCATCTTGGAATGATGTATATAAAGCCATAGCTCCTAAGTGTCCTAATGCTCCCAATTCTTCTTTAGTTTCTCCTGATAGAAAAACTGCATATATCATCCACATTATTAGACTCATAAATATTAAATCAGTCAAGAATAAATAAAAATTAGCCTTTTTAGTTGGATTAGCCCATAACGCTTTAAATTCATTATAATCCATTTTACCTATAGCTTTTGCAAAGTCAATCATAGAATAAGCAATACCTTCAATAAATCTTCCTTGCCATTCTACATAAGGAGTAGCCGTTTCTCCTTCTTTTACATTCGTTTCAAGATCAACTCTTGTAGTAGGTAACCCATTTTCTCCTATTGACTGAATCATTACATAACGAACTCCATTTTCATCAAATTTTTCTACAAACTTACCTTGATCATAAGTTCCAGGTTTAAGAATCCATTGTTCAAGTTTAGCAGAAAGGAATGTACGAAATTGTAACATCATAGCTCCCATAAACATACTTTTAGCAAGCATCTGAGTATTTTTATCATAGTGTCCAAAACAAAGTTCTGCAAAAGATTTAATACTAGTTGCTTCTCTAACAGTATAGGCTCTAGGTAATGGTTGTCCTTTTTCAATATTTCATCCTTCTTGATTAAATTGCTGTCGATAAGCTTCATATAATCCTTCTTGTTTCTTATAAGCTTCAGAATTTACATCAGCTCCTGCAGCAGTAAATACATCAAAACGTTTATCCTTTTTAAAGTCATATACTAATTCATCATCTGAATTTAAACTATATGCTTCTCAGCATCCATCATGAATCATTTTTGCAATTAATAAGCCCATTCTATGATATACATCAGGAGCTCTATTACAAACATATAACATATCAGAATTAAAGTTCTTAATACCATTACGAGATTGACTGAGTTCTTTTTGAACTATGTCGGCGTCCATATTAGCCATACCAAAGTCTGCATTTAAAGCTTCAACTTTTGTTAAAGTAGCAATACGCTTTGGACTATCTTTAAAGATAATTCCTCAAGCTTCAGCTAAATCCTTTCCAGAAAATTGATCTTTTCCATAAGCATTTGTCATAGCTCTACTAATATGAATTCACATACCTTGCATCATTTCTCGAAGTCCAGATCTTAAGTTAAGACCTAAAGCAGTAGCAGTAGTAAATTTCTTAATTGCAGCTAAAGTTTTATAAACAGGTTGTAAACCTTTATCCATAATAGGTTTATTATAGATATTAACTGTTAGATACTTATCAAGAAATTCAAGTAAGTTTTCTGCTTCTTGTCCATACATTGCTTGATTATACTGTAATGCTATTTTAATTCCTTGAATTTGAGGAATAATATCATTGTATTCTGCTTCTGCAACATATGCATGAATATAGCTTCTTAACAAATCTTCAAGTTGAGTTTCAAGACTATTTATTCCGTGATTTGATATAATCTGCTCTCGAGTATCATTTCCAATTTTAAATTTGTTATATACTCTTTGTGCATCTTTAGCAAGATCAAAATCCTTCATTTGTTCCTCAAATAGTCTTAACATATTAGTAACTTCTTGATACTCCATCTTAAGACCTTCTTTAAAACCTTTATTATGGAATTGAGATTTCATAGAACCAATAGTTACAGGAACTTGATAATAAGTACCATCTTCTATTGCTTGTTGATAACGTCCAGGATTTCCTTCAAAACGAAGTTGGTTTACAATTTCTGTAAATGTTTTTATTAATGCTTTTTCTTCTTTAGCTAAAGAACTATCATTAACGTCTTTTAACATAAAATCTTTTGTAATATTACCATTTTCGTCTCTTCTAAATAGATTATCAAAATATTTTACTTCTCCACCTATTAAACGATTTTGATCTTTGAATTTATAAAATTCCTTAAATACTTTTCTAATCTTAGAATCCCAAGCTAATTCTTGTCTACGTATCTTAGTCTCTGTTACTGCAACTATTCGTCCAACTTCTTGAGCTGTTAATGAAGGTGCGTTGTTAATACTTGTAATATTTATTCCTGTATGAAAACTACCTGTTACACTAACTCATTTTGCAGGATCTGGTTCAATGTATACTTCATATCCTCTTACTTTATTAAGAGCTTTTCCAAGTAACATATAAGAAGTTTGTAAAGGATCATCAAAATTTCATTGTCCAGTGTGTATTGCTTTACGCAATCCCTGAGCATTATCAAGTTTCCTAAGTTCTTCCATTCTATTTTTTAGAAATTCTCCACCTTTAACAATATCATCAGCACTAAATGTAATAGCTCAATTTCCAATATGTTTTAGTTTTTCAGGACCACATATATCGGTGATTGTACTTACTACAGATTCAAGAGTTGAACTAAAATTTGATCTCTTAAGATTTATAGGAACATTATGTATTCTACATAATTCTACAAAGTTATCATATAACTTATCAAAATATTGTTCTGAACCAGTTTGTTGCCAAATATTAATACTTTCAATTTTATTAATTCGATAGTTTTCATATTTAATAGCATCACTATTTAGTAATGCCATTACCTTAATTAAGTCAATATTTCCATTTGTTGCAGACATTATTTTATGTTCATCAATATCTCGATTAGCTATTGTTGAACCTAAAATATTTGTTCCCTTTTCAAGTTTAACTGTTTGATGAGTAACATTATTTGTAATAGATACTATTTCTAATACTTTATTCTTTGTAAATACTAGTAAACCTGCAGAAATAAATGATGGATTATTTTCAAATTGCCATTCTCCTTCGATGTATTTTTCAATATGTCTACGTAAAAAGTCTCCTTTGTATGGATTATCCTTTGCAATATCGTTAATATCCATCGATCCCTGCTGGACATTTATAATATCCTGAGCAATATCAGCTAACTCATTTCCACGTCGCTCATTAATACTTTTTATATAGTCCTCTAACTTTTTATCAAGTTCTTCTTCCGTTTGAGCATATTCTCACCTACTTTTTACAGAATCTTTAGGTTTATATTCATTTCAGAATCTATATTTTCCATATCCTGCTTCAGGAGCAGAAGAACTAATATATTGAACGATTTTTTCTTTATAAAACTTAAAGTTTGCGTTCTTTCTTTGAACTTTTGAAGATAGTTCATAATTAGGAAAGAACTTACTCATAGGTTCTTCAATAGTTTTAATAATATCAAATGAATCTGTTAAACGTCTAATAGGAATAATTTCTCTAACTCTATCATAATATTTTCCAATTGTATTAGATGGATTTACTATAATATTATCAGAATCAATGTATACACTCGATAAATTATCAATTTGAGATAAATTATCATTTCCTGAATTATCTTTTTTATAATCAATATCAAGTTTAACAGGAATAATTCCTACTGTAGCTACATTAATACCTTGTTGTTCTAACATAGCTTTATAGAAGTTTAACTGATATGCTGCACCTAATTTTTTAGTAGAAGCTCATACATTATTTAATAATGCATTTCTAGTTTCATCTCAAGCTCCTACTGCTTTTCGAGATACTTTAAAATCTCGAATATGAGCATTACCATTTTTATCTACAATTAATAAGTCAATTCTACCATTAATTGAATTTAATCCTGCTGCTTTATAAGGTTCAGCTATATCTTCAGAAACAATTGGTATTTCAGTAATGAATTTACAGTCTCTTCCAAATTTTTCTTTAGTGTCTTCTATAAAATCTCTTAATTGGTTTTGTAACAATGATACTTGCTCTTCATTTAATAATTTTGGAGTATATTCTATTTCAGGATTAATTACAGATTCAAAAAGTTTATGTACTTCTGTACCATAATCGGTTAGTTGAGTTCAACTCTTTTGTAGATCCTCCAAATATTTATCTGCTTCGTTCGAAGTCATGCCTTTTTTCATTAGTCTTTCTTTTTCTCTTTTCAGATACTCTTCAAGATTAAATTTTGTAACTAATACTTTAGCTAAATCAAAAGGATCTCCATAGGTTGTAAGGAACTTAGTAACACCCATTGATTTATCTAATTTTAGAGCAATTTCCTTTTCTCCGTCTTCATTTGTTATTTCAAACTCTGTAGCAAGTGATTTATATTTTTTTATAGCTTCACTTATTTTATCTACAGTGACTTGTTGTTGATCTACTTGTAGTGTTGCATCAACATTATCAACTACCATATTTTGAGCGTAGTTGTCAAGAAACGTGTCCAACTCCATTTCGGAGTTGAACACTTTCTTTTCACCGTTTATCGTAATTTCGTATGTACAATTTCTTGCCATTATTTACAATCTTCTTTTATAATATCATCATTCATTAATTTATTCTTGATTGTAGCTACTTTTTGACTAAGTTTATAGTTTTCATGAATAAAACTATCATAGAATGGCATGATTTCTCCACTATTAATAATAGCTTTAAGTTCAGGATTAGTAATTGAAAGAATTTCATCTATAATTTCTAATTCTGCATCAGATTTAATATGTCCATTATAATAGTCTGTAATCATAGTTGCTAAAACTTCTTCATCAAAGTCAGATCCTTTCTTGTTTTTATAATAAGGATTTTGTCGCATTCTATTTCATAATTCAGTATCTTGTATATTACCTAAAATCTTATAATAAGACTCGGCATGCATATTTCTGGCATCTGCTAAATATAGATGTGAGAACTCATGAATTAGAGTATCATCTGTAGCTCTATCAATATTAATATAAATTATTCCTTCTTTAATAAATCCTTTTGCATTTTTAATTGCAGTATCTTCATTAATTACATCCTGATCTGTTACTAATCTTACATTTTGTAAAGAATTTACATTTTTTACTAATTCTGTAATCTTAGTAGACATTGGAGTTTTTAAGTCATAGAATTTGGTTGGTCCGTTATCAAATAAAGTAAGTTGATTTGGATCAGTTCTAACAAAAGCTCCTGAATTAAAGATAATGTGTTTTAGAGTTCTAGATATAAGATTTTTAGAAGATGTATTAGTATTATTAAACTCGTCTACTAATATGTTATGTTCACCTATTAGTTTATTAGTTACAGCATATACTCTTTGATCATATCCTTCATCAAATAACTCTGCTACACTTTCAGGTATACCTCATTCTGTAGAATAGTCAAAATCAATATAAGAAACAACTTCTTCATTATTTTTATCTGCTTTTGTTTCTGCAACTTCAATAATTTTAGCAATTTTTAAAGCTTCTTCAACAGATATATCTGTTTTGGGAATATTGAATCTTACTTGTCTATATTGCTCATTTCCATTAGATACTAATATTGGTTTAGTAGTGTCTGTAGTTGAATCATTATAGTCTCTATCTAAAGAAGTATTTTCTTCAGATTTAAATCCAATAGTTTCAACATTTTCATTTGCTGCATTGATAAGTACCGCCTCTGCTCTTTCTGCCATACTATCATTTGGATCTCGTTTTAGGAATGTATTTGCAAGTTCTTGTGGATTTTGTTGGTCAATTCAATTATTATAATCAACAACTCATAATGAATTATCTCCACTTGCTACTAAGTCCTCAAACAAACGAGTTAATGAAGCCTGTCCAAAACCATCTTTATTAACAATTAAGTTATATAAATAGAAGGCATTAACAGGATTTAGAGCTCCAAATTCAGGAATCGTAACTTTATTTAAACTATTAAAATCTCGTAAGATTTGTTCATAAAGAGCTTTAGTCTTTTGACTATTATCTATCTGCATCATATTAAATGGAAGTTTATAAAAACCTCTTTCCTTACCTTCTGAATCAGTTTTTAATCCAAAGCATAAATATTTAATAAATGCATTATCAGGTAATTTTTCTTTAAGTGTAGGAATAATATAATCCTCAATATACATTCTAAATGAATCAATATTATCCTTACTGTCTAGATTAATTATAAAGTTTTCATCTTTATTAATTAAAATAGAAATTTCTGATTAACTGGAACTTGAAAACTTAAATTTTTAGTTTTAATTCATGAATCAATTAAGAAATCATCAATATTATTTCTAGTTTGTCTAAATTCTTCTATAGATAACTTACTTCCTCTTTTAGGAGTAGTTTCATCTATAACAATAGATTCAACTTGATTTCTAACTGATAATCGATTAAGAACTTCATTATCAACACTTAGAATATTAAACATTTCTTTGAAGTGTGGAACACTAGCTATAACATCTAATATATTAAATGTAGTCTTAACTTTTTCATAGTTATCAATTTGTTGTAATCTGTATTCTTCATTAGCAGCAAACTTTAGTAGATTAAATTTCTCTCCAATTTCATCTTTAAACTTATCATTAATAAATGTTTCAATTCCCTTAATATAAGAATACTTTCCTCATTTATCTGTAGGAAGTCCTTGATTAATTTTTAATAATCTACCTAGAATTCTAATTTCTTCTGCACCTTTAGCTTTCTTCTTTAATGTTTTAAATAAAATTTCAGTTCTCTCATTTGCTTTTTTAATATCAGCTTCAGATGCATTTGGTTTATAAACTGCATATCTTGAAGGATCATCAATAGCTTGATCAATGAAATGAATTTTATTTTTTGGAATTGGATCTGTTCAAAGATTTGTATTATATTCCGATACAAGTTTAGTAACTTCTTCAGATACCATTAAATCTCCAATTCTTCTTAAGTCCTCTCCAAGCATTAAACTATATACATAAAGATCAACTCAATTAGAGTCTGCATTAATTTTCTTAAGAATTAACTCCTTAGCATTATCTGTTGCAGCATTCAGTAACTCTCCCATATCAAGAGATTTATCAGTTAATCTTCTTTGGAAGTCTATTAGCTGAATAATATTATTTGCAATATCTGCAGGAACTGCATATTTAGAAATTCATTCAGGATCATTTTCAAACATAGAAAAATCTACATTTGCTAATGTAATTAATTGTTCTGTTCCATTACGTTGAGAACCTTTAATAAATGAATATCTACTTAAAAGTTGTCTAGTTGTATCAAAATCTCTATTTACAATACTATCATAAACTTGTTTAAATCTAGTATTATATAAGTTAGATAATGCAAAGAAACTCTTTAATCCTGTAGCAACATTACCAATTACAGTTTTACCAACCATATTTTGAATTTGCATTAAATATTTACTAGCAGAATTATAAGGATTCATAATTTTTGCACTTTCTCCTAATACAGATTTACTTGCAAGTTCTTGCATATGAGATGTTGTAATAGGCATTGTAAGGTTAATCTGATTTTTAGGACTCAGTATTACATCAAATACACCATTTACAATTGCATTTCTTATAGCATCCTGTTTTAAGAATGGAGATATTTTTGGATCTTCTGCATTTGTAAGTAATTCTCCATTATCAGAAATAGAATAACCTAATATATAAACTTTATCGATCATTTTTGTTAGCTTATACTTTCGTATAAGATCAGACTATATCTTATATTAAATTACTATTACCATAATTTAATATCCTCTTATTTCCATAAAATAATGTACTCTACTTGTTTATTCCTAATAATATTTCTTTATTAGTATACTTTCGATAGTCGTTGAACCCTTCTTTTCAGAATCGGCTGCTGATTGTCCAATACTTATAATTTTTAAACATTCACACTTAAATCATTTTTAGATTTTATGTTGTAGTTTATAAGTCTCTAAGGAGTTTCCAGCAATTAAAGAGGTTTTATTATGACACGTAACTCTATCATAATCAGACCCTTGCAACCATGTCTGATTGGTTGGTACGTAGACCTCGTTTATGTCACTATCAGTAAATAGAACTACTTCCATTGGCATGAATGACTGCATTGACTGACAAGGAATACGAGTACCTACAAATCTTAAACTTTGCTCAAACGCTTTATATTTTCTATCAGCGATTTTCATAATTCTATTACTAAATCTAATATTTTGATTATCACTTAACATTTGAATTAGCACTTGAGGATTTATAGATTTGTAATCTAAAATTTCTCTAGTTTTAATATCTCCAAAATCATCATAATATGATAAAGTAACATTATCTGACGTAAATTGATTTGCAATTAAGTTTTTGTAATTAGATAATGTATAGTTATACTTATAGTTATTATAGATTCTAGAGTTATTAATTTCAGAAAATCTTTCAAAGTTATCTACAATTACTAGGTCATGTGTATTTCCCGCAGTATCAGTATATTTATAAAACTTCTTACCTTCTGCAGATGCTATTTCTTTTCCATTGTAGTAAACAGAATTATCAACTATAGTAAAATCTCCATTTGGAGTTAAAGTATCCTTATATAAATTATTCAGATTTTGGTCTCCAATTTTTACATAAAGTTTTTTTCCAGTTCCATCAAATAATATTATATCATAAGATTCAGGATCAGGATTATCATTGTTATAATAACCTTGAATTCTCTCTTTAAAGAACTCAGCTCCTCTTTGCTTAATTTTAGCTATAGAATCTCCTGGCAATAGACCTAATTGTTTAGCATATAATTTACCCATAATAATCTGGGCAGGAATTACTTGTACAGATTCAGGTTGTACATATATACCTTTTCATTGGATCATCTTACCATCAGCTAAATCATTTAATAATTTTTGCTGAGATTTATGTAACGAGTTTTCTATAAAGTCAATATCGATTTCTCCCGCACTAGGAATTAATGTTCCTGCTGCTCTACGAATTAGAGCTATTCTCTCTGTAGTAATAATATTAACTCATTCTAGTTGCTCAGGGGTTAAATCTTTTTCAGGTTTTCCTTTAAGCCCAAGTTCCTTTTTAATATTAGATCTTAATTCATCATATAGAGATTCTACAGTAGTACTAGAGGTTCCATTAAGATAATGTAATGCACGAGTTATATCTCCTTCAAAAATACTATGTTTTTCTCCCTCAATAATAAATATTGTATCAGAGCCTTTAAGATTTTTTGGACGTAAAGATAATCTTTGTGCATATCTCTTATCTAAGTTTTTATACCAATCGTATTTTGAATAATTATCAATTTTTACAATATCATACATATCAGTAGTAACCTTTCCCATATATCCTTGATATAGTCTCTGTCCTTCTTCGTTTAATAAAGGTTCTTCTCCATTAAACATCGGATCATTATAAACTACTAATGTATCTTCAAAATCGATAGGATTTTCAGCAGTAAGTTCTGTAACAAATGGGTTAATAAGATTTTCTCCATTACGAGTAACAAAAGGACCTTGCATTGCTTCATTAATAGTTAAATCTGCAAGACGAGGATCTGTAGCTCTACCTACCTTTCTTACTAAATCTAAAAGTTCATCGTAGTTATAGTTATATCCTCCTCAGTTAAAATACTGTTGTATTCCATATGATGGATTTAATACAGATGCAACACCATCATAATGACGTCTAATTGCATCTTTTACTAAAGAAGATGTAACTGTTGAGTTAAAGATACCATTAATAGTACCTGCACTAAAAGGAATTTTATAATCGATTTTCTTTTCATTAAAACTTTGTTGAGCAAGTTTTATAAAAGATTGTGCAAGTCCTAAAGTATCTTTATTATTTGTTTGAAAAGCTTTAACTAAAGCTTTACCATAAATTTCATATAAGGCTTGTTGATCTCCTGTTTCAAGAACTTCATGAATTTCTGCAATAGCATCATGACATAATTTACCAATTTCTTGATATACTTTTGTTGCTAAATCGTGTGTAAATCCATTTTGTTCAAGAGCACTAATCATCTGAGTCATTTCAGTAACTTCTGCTTCATCAAGTTCGTGATCTGCATTCATCTGAACTCCTCCAAACTTAGTTGACATTGTAGTAAACCATAAATCAGAATCATTAGTTCAAATATCATCACCATTAACATTAGAAGCTCCTACTTTGATAGCAGACTTATTTACAAGATACCCAATCATATAGTCTTTTAGATTATTATCATTAATAATATCATTGACAATATCTAAGTTGTTTTCAGACCAATATAATTGTTTCATAGTATCATTGTATTCCATTGATCATGCTCCACCAAATATTTGATCTAAATCATATATACTACTAATTTTAATATCTGTATCAAGTATACTATTTTCTCCAATTATATTGCCAAATATATCGGTTTCAATACGTTCTACTTGAGCTACATTGTTATTAATAACTACATGATTTATTTTCCAATAAGTTTGGTTATCAGGTTCTCTATAGAAAAGATTATCAAATACTTTATCATAAACTATTGTTACACTAGGATCAAATAGTAAATTATGCATTTTTCTAAACATATTTTCTAACTTGATATCTGATCCTCATGATGTACGTCTATTAGCATTTGTAATCTCATATTCTGCTCACTTTAATAATTTAGGTAAACCATATTCTCCATTCATATCTGCTAAAATAGTCTTTTTATTTCTACCTACTTTAGCATCAATTAGTGATACATTTTGTTGTCTAGAGAAATATGGACTTGTAAATCCAGATCCATCCATAGAATCAACACTATCAGTCATACCTGAAATATTTTGTACAGCAGCCCCAATATCTCCAACTACAGCCATTTTAACTTTTGGAGCAACTCCATTTTTTAATCCTTGTGCAAAAGAGTGGTGAGTAGCTCCATAAATAACCATACGTTTTACCTGAGAAATCCATCTACTTGCAAAACTATGTTCAAGATATCCTTCTGTTGCAGAAACTTCTTTATTCTTGTTTGGGTGAGTATAAACTCCTCCAACCATCATTTTATTATATTCATTACTTAAAAATGAATCCATAATAAAATACGAATAAAGCATAGGATTTAATTTGCCATCCTTATCATGTATTGTTACATAAGGAACAGTATATGATATAGGCTCATCATTTTCATCAACAGTTTCAATAGTTCTTTCAGCAATTCAGTTACTTCATTTTCTAGCAGAAAACGCCTTATATACATTTTTGTCAGAAGATATACTCTCTCAAGCTTTTGAACTATCTTCAAGAAATCTGTTTAATTGATAATTAATAAACTCATCAAATTGATTTCTTTCGCTGAATATATTATAAAGATTTTCAAGTGTTTCATTAAAGACATTTTTCTTAGTATATGGATCTTTAGATATATGAACTTCTTCAATAAATTCTAATCCACTGTCTCTAAATTTTTGCTTAATATCTGCAAGTTTTGTTTTTGCAATATATTCTTTTAGATCACTTATAGTCTTAAATTCTTTACCTGTAGCTTGAGTATAGTCGTTTAAGATTTTATTAATTAAGTTCGTATATTGACTTTGATTTGTTTTAAATCAAATATTCATAATAGGTTCTAAATCAGATACATTCTTACTAGAATAATATTTCTCTAAAACTTCCTTAAAATTAATTGAACCTAAATCTTTAAAATCTCAATTTTGACTTAAATCAAATTGCATTACAAAATGTTTATTTTTATCTGAATAAACTGTTGATTGCAATCCAATTACTCCATTTACCTTTCCACCCTGTTCAGAAACAGATTTACTTGAAGTTAATCCTTCAAAGAAATCATATACTATTGCAAGATGTATTACTTCATCTTCAGTAAGATTACTAGATTGTTTAGTATAATCTCCAATAGTTACTTCTGCTCGAATCTTTGGATTTTTAATACGTTGAATATTGTTAAATACAGCATTATCACTCATTACTGTATCAGATCCTCATCCAAGTTCATCATGTAAATATTGGCTCATTTTCTTATGAGAGTACGCTAAACAAACCATTTGATATAATGGTAAATTGTTACCTTCTGCATTCTTAATAACATTAATTGTATCAGAACCATTAGTAACACTTAATACTTTTGCTAAATCATTTGCTTGCCCAAAGAAGCCATTTTTGCCTATATCAATAATTTGACCTGAGTTGGCACTATATAAAATACTACCTAATATTGGAGTTAATAATGTAATTTTATTTACATTTTTTTCTCTTGGGAACACTTGTTCTGCAACTTGATTAAAATCATCTGCTACTAAAAATGAAGCAAAATCCATAAGTAAATCGTCCATTAAAGTATCAGATATTATACCTGCAGAATTAATTTCTCCAGTATCAGGATTATATTTTAAATTTAAAGTATTACTGCCCTCTGTAATATTAATATTAGTTCCAATAATATTAATATCGTATTTTCCCAACTTATTTTGAAAGTTAGTTTTATTATCAATTCAGTAAGTACTTGCAGCTTTAATAATATCTGTAAGAAAATATCTCTGTATTTGTACAGGTCGATCAGTTAAATTCTTACCAGTTAATTCTCCAGTTAAGTTATCCTTACCATAACTAATATAACTTGACAATACTGTCTTATTCATTAGATGTGTATACATTTGCTTAATTGGAGTAGCCATTTTATCTGAATAGATAAACTTAGCAATACCTCTTAACTTATTTTGTAAGTAAGTTGTATGTTCTGGCGCTACAGATTTAGTTGCTAGTGCATTTAAATATTTTCCAATAATTTTACTCATATCCATATTGCCCTCTTTAGCTATTTCATCAACTATTTCAGGGTCAACGCTTTCCTCCATAAATAACTTTACTTTACCCATAGCTGAATTAAATCCAGATAAGGTAATAGCTGTATTTTCTATAATAACACCATCTTCATTAACTTCAGGAAAATATGAAAGTAAAATTTTTGCAAGGTCACTGACAGATTCTTCAGCACCCATAAACTCATTATTACTAAAACCAGTATAGTGTGTAACATTAGGTCCATCATAATTATAACGTCCTATAGCATAAGTTGAACTGTTTTTATATTCTGGTTTAATAGAAATAAATGGAGTATATAATCTCAATATATCATCAAAAGTTTTTAATGTTACATATGCATTATATGCATTAAAATATTTTTGATCTTGAGTAAGTCCTGCATTTTTAATGTAGGCTTCATATTCTTTTATAGTATCTTCAAATACATTAATAATAGATTTAGGCTCTGAGTCAATGCTAATAGGATTTAGAGGTTTTCCCATGAACTCACTAATAATAGATAAAAGTTCTTGTTTGTATTTAAAAATTCCAGTATTTAAATTGGAATAACTTCCTAAAGTAGCATTTGCATCTATAAAAGAATCAGAATTAATATCAAATACAGACATAGAAATAATCCTTTTTGCTGTATCATCAATCATTTTATTATATTGTCTTGAATTATCAATATAATATTGTTGAGGTGAAGATCCTTCAGGAGGAAGTTCAATACCTAATCTACTACTAATCTTTTTAGGTTCAGATACAGGTGTTGGAGCGGAGTCTGTATAGACTCCACTCGCAAACATATTAAACACCTCATCTGGATTTGTAAAATGCTCATTTATGAACACTTTAAACGCATTTAAATCTGGTGAATCACCTCTAAGTAAGTTCTTCAGTAACGGATAATATACTGAAGAATATCCACATTTAACACTCATTATTTTCTAATTTTGCTATTAAGTATTTCTGTACGTTTTCTCTTAACTCATTAAGAGTTTCATTTGTACTAACTTCGTTATAATATGTACTTGCTACAGTTTCAGTTACTTCTGTATTTTGCATTAAAGCTTTAAGATACATTAAAATATTAGGACTTGATTTATATAAGTCTTTTACAGAATTTAAATAATCTCTAAGTTCTATATATTCATTCATTGTATTAAACTCTCTAATTGAGTAAACTCCATCTTTATTTTCAAGTACAAAATTCTTTGAATTATTGTTCAAAGATACTAAAAATGGTACAAATTTCAAATTATTTCTAGAGATAATTGTAACATCATCTAGATTCTCTCCATAAACTTGTTTAAACAAATTCTTAAGCATAGGAGTAAGATCATCCTTTATCTCCTTCATTACAATTTCAGGATTGTTAGAATCTCCAACAATTTGAATTATTGTATAATTTGGAGTAGTAACTTTACTTAATATTTCATTATTAACATCATTAACGGTTGATTCTAATAAGTCTATATTTGTAATTTGTTTGTTTACTCCAAACTGTTTAAACGCCTCATTAATTTTATTAATCTTTTGACGTTGTAAATCCTCTTGAATAGCTCTTTCAGGATTAACTTGAATCTTGTCATAATCTATAATAAAATCGTTTCCTATTAAATTAGAAGCATTTGTAGAATATAGTTTATTTGCAGTATCAACTTCATAGTAGAATTGAGATCCTGGAACTACTTTAACTGCATCATCAAATACATAAATACCTTGCTTAAAGTTTGGATTGTTTTCAATATGTTCTTGAAGTTTTTCAGTTTTTCCAACAAAGTCTGCAAAGATATTATATATCATAAATGATGGATCATTAAATTCAAATTTACCAACTCTACTAATATATCCTGTTTGCATTAACATTTGATTAGGATCAAAAGATCCAAATTCAGTGTTTAATAAAGAATCAAAATCAGAATAAGTTTTTCCATTAACAACATATTGACCATTCTCCATAGTTACTATTCTCTCAGTAACATTTCCTCTATCAGCTTGAGCTACTTTATCTTCATAAGTAACTCTAATTGCATTAGTATATCCTGATTGTGTATTTAGTAATGCTCCTAATCTAAATAATATAGTACTCTTATAAGGAGAAAAATATGCAAGTGAAATTAATTGTCCAGCTCTTTCTCTATTAAGATTATTTCTAACTTTAACATTTTTGTCTCCTGCTTTTCTTTGTGCATTAAATAAATTAACATTATTAATTGCAGTATGAATTATATTATCTAAAGAAGCAACACTATTTATTCCTATTAATCGAATTCTAGGATCATTTTGAACAGTATTTAAAATAGTTCCATCTTCTGCTACTTGTGCTTTTAAGTGAGCTTCAAATTCCTTTTGACTGACTAATGGATCAGCAGAGAATAACATAAATGTATTTCCTCTATTCTGATACATAAACGCATAGTTTCTTGAATCTGCTTCAAATGTATTTCCTACTCATTTAATATGATCTTGCCAGTCTAACTTACGTACTACTAAAGATACTAATTTTCCATAAGAAGAGAATAAACCTCCTTTATTTAAAGTACTTGTATTAAAATTAGATACATCAACAGTTGTTAATTCTCCTTCTCTTGTAAACTTAGCATAACTTCCAATTGTAAAATCTCCTGTATATATTCCAAATCTTGGAGTTGTAAACAATAGAGGAATTTGTGCTGTTTTATCTTTTATCTGAATTTTTGCTACTAATAATCCTCTTCGCCCATTATCATATGGAACTACTTCAAAAATAGGTTTAGTTTTTAGTGCAGTTTCTAGTTCACTAAAAGCACGACCCATAGCTCTATCTTTATTTAAAGCTTGTCCTAATCGTACAATTTCTCTTGGATTTTTATAATATCCATATTTAAAATAAGCAGCAATTAAATTTAAAGCTCTAATATATTTAGGAGCTGCAAGTTTACCTTTTATTCCTAATATATTAAATAAAGAAGATTCTGTAGCTTGATCATAATTTCATAAATTATTTAAATAGAAATCTGCAATATCATTCCATTTAGAAATATTTAAAGGATTATCTGTTATTCCTATATTCTGAGGAACTTCTTCAAGTATATCTACAGGAGGAGTAACAGATTGTTCAACATTAGGAGCATGTACTGGATTTTGATCTGTAACAGGAGGTTGTTCTCCAGTATTACTATCAAATGTTTGTTTGCTTTGTGCTTCAACTACAGTATTTTTAGTCTCTGGTTCTACAGAAGCTTGTCTAATTGGTTCCTTAGGAGATTCACTAACTATTTCTGCTTCTGGTGTAGGCTCTACTCTTGGCTTAATATTTTGTTCTGAAGTTGGCAGAACAGGCTCAGCTACAGTTGGATTTGGATTTACTTCCTCATAATCAATAGATTCGGGACTATTCTCTAATAACTTAGTTCTTCAATCTTTGAAATCACTAATTTGTTCAGGAGATACTTCAATACTTCCTGCACTTGTCATATCATTAATTGTGTTTAACTTTAAGTCTAGACTAATTCCATTATCTACAATAATTGTACCTTTTGTAGAACGTTGAGTTAGTGTATATAAATCCTTAAGAGTTAAATAATGTTTTCCACTTGTATCTTTCCAACTCTTGTCTATGATTGCAAATTCAAATTCATCACCTTGAACACTATCTAATCCTACTACCTTAACATTATTAATAGCTGTATATTTAGCAGGATTATCAGTTATAATTGCAATATCATTAGATAACTTAGATAACTTTTCTACTATTTTAGGTACTTCATCTGAACTATTAATAAATTTCTCTCCACCAAATGTTTCAGTAGTTTCAAAATATTTAAGTTTAATACTATTTTCAGATAATATCTGTTTCGTTAATAAATCGATCTCACTTTCAAGCATACTTGGATTATCATAGTATTTATCTCAAGTTTGATCTAATATACTATTTAAAATAGTATAGTTGTCATATTTTGCAATATTATTTGGACGTAGAGGAGCAGTTAAGTTTGGAGTACGTGTAAAATAAGTATCCTCAATTCCTAAATTTCTTCTTGCATTTTCATAGAAAATATAAGCTGAATTTTGTTTATAATCTCCTAATCCAACAATTAAGATATTATTTTTATTTGCCCATCTTGTAATTAATTCAAGATCAATTTTAGAAAACTGACTAATTTCATCAATAAATATGATTCTATTCTCAGTTTCTGCAAACATTGTAGCTGGATTTAATTTTAAATCCTTAAGAGTATATGTAGGTATTTCATCACTTCCAATAACTTTATTAATATCTGATTCAGAAATTTGTTTTCCTAGAATCTGTTCAATTAATTCTGCTTTTGTATATGATAAACCGTCATGCTCAATTGCTGCAGATAATCGATCTGTTTGTTTTCTTGTTGGAGCTACAGTTACAATTTTATATGCAGGCATCATTTTACGTAGTACATAAGCGACACCTTGTGTTTTACCTGTACCTGCTCCTCCAAATGTTGCAATAAAGTTTAATAACTGACTTTTATTCTGTATATAGCTATCATCTGATGTAGCTTTTGCTTTTGCAGATAAATATTTAACAAATTCATTAAATAAATCTTTTCTTTCAGATGTTGCATGTATTAATCTAATTGCATATTCCTGAGAAAAAATTGGAGCTTTATTAAATGATTCATCAGTAATAACAGTTTTTAAGTTGTTATAGAAATTTGCAGAAGGATATGCAATTAAAGACAATAAATAAACTGCCTGATCGTAATCAGTAATTGCTTCAGTATCTCTAGCAAGCTTAGTAGGTCTTGCTGTAATTAAAGAAGTTGGTTCGAATAGTGAAGTGATGCGGTCAACTATTTCGCTATTAGATAATTTTTGATCATCTATAAGTTGATAGATTTTGGTTTCTAATCTAATAGAAGCCTCTTCAAATTCTTTAAAATTACTCTCCTTAATTTCTCCTGATGGAAAATCTGATTCAGCAATTAATTGGTTAAGATCTAAGTTAAATAATGATGCAAACTTATCTTTGATTACAGAATTTTCATTATTAAGTAACAGATTTGTAAATCTCTGTCTCATATTAATAGCAATATCTTTCTGTTCTCTAATTTTTTGTGCATTATTATTTTCTGCAATATTTATTAATGTATCAAGTCTAACCTTAATTGCTTTAAGATCTGAAGACATATTAACGGCAGTTTCTGTATCAATTTCTGCAAGTAGATCTTTAGCTAATTTCTTCTTAAATTTATTAATTTGAGTATTATATCCTCCATCTATAGAAGCAATAACAAGAGAATTTAAAATATCAATAAACCTACTAGTTTCTTTAAGTCTAGTTAAAGCATCCTTATTATTAATAATATAATCTTCTAACGAATCACTATTAAGATAACTATTATACTCTTTTACAATAAGATTAACAATATTTTGGCTAATTCCATTAGTAGATACTGCAAATTTTTCTAATAACTCATATGCAGGAGATACTTTAATTTCAGATTTAAGATCTGCAACATCATTAATAAAATCAATAAACGTTCTTCCAGATATTCTTGGAATAATTCCAGCTAATATTTCATCTGCACTTTGTCCTAAAAAGTCTGATAAATTTACTAATCCATCACTTTGTAAAAGATTTTGATATGCAGTTTTAATCTGATTTATATCTCCTTTTGATACAATATCTTGAAAAACAGCTAAGTCATTTGCAATTCCAAGAGTCATTGACTCATATCCTACACTATCACCTTCTGTTCTTTCTATATATGTATTAATAGCTTTTTCTCAATTAGCTGCAGCAATTCCTTCAGTAAATCCATTTATATAAAAATAACTCTTCATTAATGCAACAAGGTCTACATCTGTTACATCAGTATATAAAGAATTAGCCTTTAAATAATTTAAGAAATCGATATAACTATTAGCATATGTATTTAAAGCAGCTTCGTTATCTGCTATAAACGTATCTGGTCTAGCTAATACTTTTCTACCTTCTTCGCTCAGTTCCTGAGTTAGTCCAAATTCATGTCTTTTAACTAAGAAATCTTTATAATTTTCAGTTAGTTGTAATTTAGTTTGAAGTTCAGATACTTCTTCATTAATTTCGACTCCTTCAGGAAGTTTAGAAATAGCTTCGTCTATTTGTGCTTTTAGATTAGCAATTTCTTTATCGATATTTTTGATACGATTAGTTTGAATAGTTTCACCTGGAGCATAAGCTTTACTTAAGTCTACAGTTTTTTGAGATACGGCTACTAGATCTTGTGCAATAGATTCATTTAAACTATTAAATAAATCATATGCTGCAAATACCTTTGTTTTCTCAGTTGACTTAGAATATTTTTCATATTCTTCTTTAATTACAACTTTTTCATCAGATGTTAATTGATCAAAGTCTTTCTGATATCGAACTTTAGTAAAATTATGAATACCTAAGTCATCAATAAAAGCAGTTGCTAACGCAGGAGTAGCAGCAAATCTTGCTTGTCCAAAATAATAGTCATTAAGTTCTCCAGAGACTATTTTATCACGTCTTGCTCTTAAATCATCAAGTTTTGCTTTTAGTCTTTGAAATTCTACATCATTTTGAGCTGCTGCTATTTTGTTATCAACATCTTTAGGAGTTTTAGACTCAAGTTCAGTAGGAGTAATCTTAGATTCTAAAGCTACTTTAGTTTTTAAAATATCCTCTGTAAGATCATTCCAATCAGAGAATATTTTACTATAAACTCCAGTTTCAATTAACTGATTTTTAAGGCTTTCTCTCTGAATATTCTTAGCTAAATTTTCAGTTACATTAATACCAGTCATAGCTGATAATGCTTGTAACTCTTCATCAGAAATGTTTAATCCCTCTTCATTGATAATACTATCAATTCTATCAATGTAACTATTAATTTGGTTGTAAATAACATCGTTCTGAGATTCTCCTTCTTTTGCAGATTCGTAATTAATTTTATATCCATCAGGTTCTTTAACAAGTTCAAATGATTTACCTGAAAGATTTCTACTTCCAAGAGCTCCTTTATCACGTAATCTTGTTAATTCTCTTTTTAAATCAGAAGTTTTACCATTTCTTACTAAGTATATAATTTCTTGTAAAGAATCATTAGGTTTTTGAATTGCTTCATCATTTATAGAGTTAATTCTTGAATCTCATTTTTCATGGAAACTAAATACAGCACCACCAATAGCACCTCCCATAAATGCAGAAGTATAACGCGCAAACGCTTCTTCTGTGCTTATACCAAAATCAAGTTGTCTATCCTCATCTACAATACCCATTGTGTTTAACGCTGAGTAAAGTGCTTTTACCATGTCAGATGAAACTTCTTCTGCTACTTCTTCAACTCCTTCATTAACACTGTCATATAAAATATTTCCAGGTTTCATTTTAGAGATTCGTTGCTGAATTTGGTTTTTAGTTTTCATAACCCAATTTGCAGCAGCTTTAGGAGAAACAATTCCTTTGTTAATGTTTTCATTAGTTACTTTTTCAGCAACATCTTTAATAACTTCTTTTACAGATGTACGGTCGAGATATGTATCTTTAAACCAAAAATCTTTAAAGTAGTCATTATTCATTAATGTAAACATTGCTCCCATTACAGATAACATTCCTAATCCTGCAACTCTATCAGATGCTCCAGCTTGCTTAAATGCATCATAAGCATCTGTAGAAGAGGTTCCTGCCATATAAGCTAAAGATAAGGCTCTACCTCATTTAATTGTATTCTCACTAACATTTTCTTTACCTACTATCCACTTTGGTATTTGTCCAATTACTCTTTGTTGAAATAATTGTCTTGAACTATCTTCAACTAATTTTCCAATGCTTTCTACATTTCAGAAACTATTTCTTCCATAATCAGAAACACTTCCATCAAACCTAGAAAGCCAAGCTTGAATATCAGTAGCAGTTTGTGCTGATTTAGAATTAGTTAAATCTCCCTTAGCAATACCTTCGATACTTCTAAATAATACTGGGAATAATTTTCCTATTTCAATAGCAGCTGTCATGCCACCATATACTTGTCCAACATATGGAATAAGCATTGGTCCTACTTTAAACAAGACCTTTGCTAAAGTGCCTCCAACACTTTTATCTAATCCATCTGAATCAAAGAAATCATATTTATTCCATTTACTTCCATCAACAGTTAATGTATCAGATATATGTAGAATATCTTTTCCTGTAAGCGGTCTATTTCCTAATGTTTCATAAAATGGATCTCCTTCACTATTAAATTTTAGATCTCCTGCTTTATGTGAAACAGTTCTTCCATTTACTTCATGAGTTCCATCTTCATCTCATTGAGCTAATACAAGTGTAGGACGAGCTATAGCACCTAACCCACCTCATTCATTAGGTGTTCAATCCTCAAACTTACCAGTATCATAATTAAATATCTTATTTGTTTGTGCTACTTCACGTATCGACATAGTTGGATCAGAAGTTTCATATAGATTAACTATACCTCGACTTCTTCTTTCAGGATTAGAGAATTTAACTAATCTTGAACTAACATCCAGTACATCGCCGCCGAGAGGTGCAAAATAATCTGCAGGATCATATGTAAATGAATCCATAGCAGTACTTGCTAAATTAGCTTCATCTGCACGATTATATAAGTCTAAAACGTCTTTATAATATGTATCGAATTTTTGATTATCAAATTCTCCTCTATCGTTTTTAAACGCCTCTTGTATTTCTGGTATACCTTTATAATATTCTCTATCTTTAACATTAGAGTTATCAGGAGTTATTCCTAAATTAACTAACTCTTGAACACTTTTGTCTGGCTGAAAAAATAATGCCGCTAGCCAATCATTTTTCTTCTGATCCATCATACTTTAAAAATTAGCTTTTATGCTTTGTTGTTGTTTTTTCAGATTTGCCTGATTATATATATCTCTATATTCACTAGCACTTCCAATTTCATGATTAGATGCAACAGTTGCAAGTTTAGAATCATGCATAGGCATAAATATCATTCCTTTATACATTGAATTTTTATTGCCATGAAATATTTTTCCAAAGAAGCCTGGCTTAAAGTTATCAACCTTTTTGTCTGATTTCTTTACTACATCTCCTCCATAATTTACATAAGTTGAATAGATATCAAATATTCTATCTTTATCTGGTCCATCAACATGTCATAACCAAGGAGAATTACTATCAAAGTCAATAGCTTTATCACTAGCATAACCTGATAATCCAAAAAATACCATCATATCTTCAGGTCTGAATTTTCATCTATTAGTTTCAGTATCAAACTCTAAGTCTAGATCATATTCATGTAATTTTTCTATCATTCTTTGTCTAGATACATTAGGATTATCTTCAATTCATTCCTCAAATTTTGTATATCGATCATATGCATCTAAGTCAGGCTTATAAACTCCCATTTGTTCTGCATCTCGATCTTTTGGAAGTCACATTCTACTAAGTGAACTAGAGCCATCTCACACAAGTCTATTTAAATCAATATCTGATATTCTTTGATCTCCAAAGAAAATAGAATTTTTATCAACAATATTACCTATTTCAGCCTTATCCAATACATTTTTTAATGTATTTTGAGTTACTTGTGTGCCATTCTTATCTTGTAATGGATAATCCCTAGTTACAATTTCTAACCCTCCTTTGGCATCAGATGTTGATAAAACTGCAATTTTAGGATCTACAACTCTACCTGCAGCAATAGTTTCTAGAGAGCTTCTATTAACATCTTTATCAGTTCCTCCAGAACTTCCACTGCCTGCTTTAGATGCAGTTGAATCATAATCTAAAGCTTGTGTATTTTCTACACTATGATTTGTATGTTCAACTACAGCAATTTGTAGTAATCGTTTTACATCTTCAGGATTACTTGGATTAAAACCTTCAGCAGCTGCTTGAGCTCTTAAAACGTTTTTCATATTTTGTGGAAGAGTCTTATATAAATAATTAATAGCTAAATCAAGACTTTCTTTATCATGATATCCCTGATTAGATGTACTATTTGATTCTGTAACTTTATATATTCCATCTGGTCCATTAAATCCTAATAATTGTTCAAATCCTTTTTCAATTTTATTCTGATATTTAGAAGTATATCTATCAAACTGATTTGAGGATTTATTAGTTCCAAACGCTCCAATAGTAGCTTTTACATAATCTACTATAGATTTCATTCCAACTGTATTAGATAAATCTGTAAGGATACTATTATTATATGCTAGTTCTGGACGTTCTTCTCGAAGATGAATTAATTGAGAATTAGTTAATGCTTGATATTTTTGTGGATTTTTATAATAAGTATCTGCAGATATAGTCTTAATACTGCCGTCTTTATTATACACATATAAGCTACCTTCATTACTAATTGCAACTTCAGACCCAGATCCTTCTTTAATAATTTGTTCTGATGCAGTTTCATGTAATTCATTATTATGTTTAATTCTATTAGCTAAAGATTGTAATCTAATTAAATCAGACATATCATATTGATTACTCTGTCCAGATACAAATAATTCACCTAAGTTTTGAGATTTTCTTAAAAAACTATTAGCTCTATCTAAGAAGTAATCTACATCATTAGGTAACCCATTCTCTTTAAGAACATTAATAATTTCTTTTTGAATAAGTTGTTCTTCTTTATTTTCACTTGTTTTAGAGGTCTGAGTAGCAACTTGTGTAGGCTCTGCAGCATCTCTAAAAAAGGGGGTATAACTAATACCCCCGTTTTGATATCTCTTTATCTTCATATTTATGACATCATTTTTAGAAATAACTTAATAATGTTATTATTTAGTTCTCCAACAGCCTTATTGATAGCTTTTTGCTGGTCTAGATATTGTTGCTCATCTGTTTTACGTAAATATCTACCGCCAGATTTATAACTATAAGGTATAAATCTTTGAATAGGAATTTGCTCAGGATTAGTATAATTAATTAAATATGGTTTTGTATCTAATTTGTTTCCTCCAAGCCAAAATCTTCTTTGAGATTGCTGATAAGGATTAACTAAAGCCTCAATTCCATATTTACTTCTATTAGTAGCAATATCTCCAGAATATTTGTAATTTAAATAATCATCGATTTTCCAACCACTATATTCTGGATTTTTACCCTCATTCTGTTGCCAATTATAGAACTCATTAATTTTACTATTTCTAAAATTAGTAAGCCAATTACTGAAATCTCCAGCAGCCTTTTGTTGTGCTAATTGAGCTTGTAAAGCTTGTTTTTCATTTAGATCCTTGGCATAGTCTCCTCTTAACTGATAAATAAGATTCTTAACATTTTGAGTTTGTTGCGTAATCTTATTAGCATCAGCCATATCTAACTGAGCTAAACCTTGTGCTCAACGGTTTCTATTCTCATTAGTTATCTGAGTTCTAATATTAGCGTATTGTTGTTTTTGAGCAAGTAACTTATCATTATATTGATCTATCATTTGAGAAAATTTAGCATCTCTTTCTCCTTCTAATTGATCAACATTCATATCTCTCATAAGTCTTTCTGCTAATACTTTATTTGGATCACTAGTCGATGTCTTATATTGACGCATACTTTTAATGCGATCATTATACATTCTATGCAACCCATTATCACTAAATCTAGAGTAAAACTCAGTAGGCATTTGTTGTTGAGAACCTATCATTCCTTTACGAATAGCATCTTTCATTTTTTGGGTAGTACGATTGATACCTATTGTAGAAGTAATAAAGTCTCCTATTCCCATTACCATATCAGGATTAATATTAAATCCTTTTCCTTTGCCATGTCCAAAAGCTGTATAATCAGAGTTATCTGTATTATATGAGGATCTGTTTAAATTAGACAAAGTTCTACTAGTAGAATCATTAAGTAATTCTTCTTTTGAATCTAACCTTCCTTTAAACTCAAGATTATTATTAATTTGAGCCATTTTAGCATCATTTAAAATTGAATTATACTGATTCCTCACTACAGTATTTTGAGGTGATTGAACAGCTTTATTTAAGCTTGTAGAAGCACGTTTAATAGGAGTTCCAACAACAGCAACTGGATCTACTTGTACATTAGTCGGATTATTATTTTTATCTAGCATATAATCAGCTACACTAGTTCAATTTTGATCTATTGGAGTACTAAATGTAGGATACTTAGTACCAGGTTGTGCTTTTATAATTTTACCGCCTTTTTTATAAAACACTGGATTATTCTCTGGTTTATAATACCAGAGATGTTGTGGTTGATTACTAAATATTCCTAAGTTAGGAGCTAAGTTAGAATAGATTGGCATTGTAATAGGTCTCCGTTTTAGAGCTGTAACAGATGTAAACATTTCAGGTCCTCCGAAAAATCTTTGAACTTGAGAAGTTTGTTTATCTGCATAGTTCTTAAAATAAGGATTGCTTCTATTAGTTTTTGCATCTCTAGTAGCAGCAGTCTTATTCCAATTTCACCAACCCATATCATCTGGATTCCTATAAGTACTAGGAAGTTCATCATATTTAAATTGTCCTGTATTAAGTCCTTTACTCATTGAAGACTTCCAAGGTTTTTTCCAATTGAAATTTACATTAGAGGAACGTTTAATACCATATTCAGAAAGTAAGTCAGTAATATTATCTGTTTTAGCTTTACCTAACTTTCCAATAATTATTTCTTCTAACTTTTCAGTTTTTTGATTTTTTGGAAGTGAATTGACCGACTCAATCTCAGAACGACCTAATTTAATAGTGGGAAGATTTTTATTATTAGTTGGTTTTAAGGTAACCATATCAGAGTTTCCTCCTTTTAATTTTGCACTTCCTGTGTTACGTTTTAAATTAGCAAAACCTCTAACTCCATTTAATACAGTACGAACATCTTTAATAGTTCATTTACCATCTTGAATATTTTCTCATGCAGTTGCTAATCCAGATGCAGCACTTCCAAAACTAACTCCTCTAGTTGCTCACTTAACAGCATTTGCGACAGCCTTAGATTTCTTTAAAGCTTTAGCTATTTTTGCTGCCTTAGCTCCTGAGCCAATCCCAGGAAGTAAAGTAGCTGCATCTAATCCTAGATTAAGTGCTAAATTACTAACATCGCCTCAATCTAATCCATCTCTAGCAATATCTGCTCCAAAACCAGTTAATGAACCTACTGCACCAACTCCAGCTCCAGCAACATTGCCAAATCCTGGTACAAAAGTAGCACCTAAAGAAGCAGCATCTGCAACTAAAGCTGCAATTTCAGCTTTGTCAGCAGCAGTTAATTGTGTACCATCTCCAATAGTTTTTTCTTCTCCAGCAGCGCGAAGTTTTTTATCTGATTGTTGAATTGCTTGTTTACTAGCTTTTGCACTATTAACTCTATTTGCAGCAACTCCTCCAATTTGATATTTAATAACTCCTCCGTTTTTATTACTTGGAACTCTATAAGCTAAACCTAATTGTTCTAAGCCTTCAGGAGTAGTAATACTTCTTAGAGCAGAATTACCTCCTGTTCCTGAATATTGTTGTTGATACTTACCAAGCGTTTGAGTTTTAATTAAATCCTGAAATAATTGATATAAATCAGGATATTTTTGTCCAATAATTGGATTAAACTTAGCATGACGAGTACTAATTGTAGCTATATATGGATTTCTAATAATATCACTAATATATCCCTTAACTTCTGGATCTCTTAAGATTTCAGGATGTTGCTCAATATATTGTCCTAAACGAGAATCAATATTCCAATAATAATTTCTCATACTATCTTCAGATCCAGGTAAACGACTATTTAATGTATAGTTATCATTTCCTGGGTTTTCGTCATGAAAATAGTATAATTGAGTTTGAGGATTATAATACAATGTAGCTCTTGTTTGAGGATTTGAAGCATCTCCAGTACTTGCTACTTCTTTATATCCTCCAGTATTTCCTATAGTATAGTAACTATTAAAAGCAGTTGTAGGATTATTTTCATAGTAAGAATTAATTATATTTGGATCTAATTGCTCTTGTAAAGTATTATTATAATTAATTCTTTGTTTAGTTAAAGGATCAATATATACTCTTTCTGCTAAAGTTCTTAAAGGGTGTCCATAGGGATCAAACTGAGAAGAATCTTCAGGATTGTAATTAGGAAAATAATCATAAACTAAAGGATCACCTGCTTGTCTAACATAGTTACCAGTTAGATCTGCAGCATATCGATTTGGTTGAAAATACGGGGACCACATTGGATTACCTTCTGAATCAACAGAAGTACTAAACCATGGAGATCTAGAACGATTTTCATCCCAATATTGTTTAATAATTGAAGAATTACCAGCAGTTCTCTTATTATCTGCTACAAAATCTAAATACTTTTGAATTTTAGATAAACTATCTTGGTCATCGCCTCTATACACTCTTCCATTAATAACAAATAAACCAGAATCATCTGGAATATAATCTGCATAACTTCCATATTTTCTCTTAAATTCATTATTAAGTCAAGCATCTCCAGTTCCAATATATGATAATAATTCTGGATTACTTATAGTTACATTACCATTTGAATCAACATCGAATAGATTATTGTATTTATCATAATCCCATCCTGCTTTACCTCAGTTTTCTTTTGTTTTCTTAAGTTCTTCTTGTGCAGGATCTACTTCTTTTTGAGCTTGAACAGGTTTACTTCCTTCTAAAAAGATACCAATATCATCTAATGCCATAGCATCTTCATCCGTCCAATTTCCTTGTTCAAGCCTAGATATAATATCTTCTATGCCTTGCTCACCATATTTATTGTAAAAGTCTATATAAGCTTGCTTATCTAAATCATTATAGCCTTTAAATTGATCATTATCCCCATAACCTGCAATATCTTTTAGACTACGAAGTCTTCTAGTTGCTTTTAGATTATTAGCTCCATTTATATAAACTCTATTTCCATTTACTAATTCAAAATCTCCAGTATCTTTATTACGCTTATATTCCATAGTAATATCACTAGACCAATCTCTAATATTAATTGGATCTAATGCTTCTACTGGCTTTTTATATTGAAAATCCTTTAAAGCATGAACTGCATTTCTTGCAGTATTTTCTTTTCCCCTTCATAGATTTCCAAAACTTCTGCCAAGTCTACTTCGACGTTTACCTAAACGTTCTGCTTGATTATTAGTAACATCAAACTGTACTCCTTCTAATCTATCGGCACTAGAATCATATGATAAATTAGCACCTGATCTTAGAGCATCAGTTATTTTACTAAATTGATATGCAGTATCTTGATCTAATGTTTTTCCATAAGAAGACATCTGATTTAGAAAATCATCATCAACCTGATATTGATTACCATCTATAGTAAAAGTGCCGTATTTTTGAGTAGGAGTAGAACCGCCTTGTTGATATTTAATTACTTGTGCCATTTTATCACACTTACTTTATATATAAAAAGGGAGATTGATCATGTCAAATCTCCCTTTTATCTAATGATCATTAAATTACTTTTTGCTGAAAAACTTATTTTTCATTTCTCCGCCATTTTCTTTTTTGGCACATTTCTTACGTTTTACAAGCTTACCACCTTTCTTGAAAACAGGCTCACCTTCAGGGGCTTGACCTACAGGACCCTGCGGACCTTCACTCATAGCTTGCTGTAAAAGTGCTAAAAAGCCTTCGCATACCTGCATTGCTGCCTGGCAATCTTGTGCCTGTAATGCTTGAGCTGCCATTTCGCCTAACATTTGTAGTGGATCTTGTCCACCCTGAGGACCAGCAGGTGCTGCACTAGGTGCGGGAGCTGCTCCACCTTCTTGTAGAAATTTAACTATTTTCATAATTTAAACTATTTTTAATTTTATAGATATCTCATAACTCTGTGATTGTCATATATTCATTTAATGCCCAAAGATAATACTTTAGTTCTTAATATCCAAATAAAATTACTAAAATTTTCATTTACATTAAATTTTTATGAAAACACTTGCTACATTAGCAATATTATATTATCTTTGTTCCACAACCCAAGAGTATAAAATGAGTCTATTTCATTCTCTTTGGAGATGCTAGATTAAACATGAGACAATATAGGGTTATAAAAGATAGTTAGTATCTTTTAAGGAGAGTAAGAAATTACTCTCCTTTTTCTTATCTATTTAGGAGATTCTACAAACTCACTTGGACGATTATCCTGTTCATTTATATATTTAAAAATCTTTTTTCCAAGTTTAGCATAATCAGAATCAGCTTTACTTTTATTAGCCTTTTTTGCTAACTTTATTAGAGTTCTAGAATTTTTTCTTGAGAAAATACGTTCACCACCAACCAAATCCATTTGAGGTTTTCCATCAGATCCAAGAATATACATTTTATCAATTTCTTTTTCATCTATATCCTCTTCAAAGTCTAATTCGTCTCCAATCTGAATTCCAGAATTAGCATTAACTTCTAATACATATTTCGTTCTTCCTTCTTCATCTTCAGGAGTAGAAATAATTGGTTCAGAACTATGAGCTTTACCTAATACTACATTATAAACTTCATCATCTTGATTTATAAATACTAAATCAATATCAAATTCCATTTCTTCCGTATTAAATACTACTTGGCCTTGATCTTCAGGCATTATAAATAACATACCTTCGTCATCATCCATAGATTCTACATTACCTAAACCTTGAGCTCTTTCTTCTTCAGTTTCTGCGATTAGAACTTTATATTCTTTATCTGCTATTTCTATTTTTACCTCTTTCATTATTTCACACTTTTAATTAGTCCACTTCTATCATCTGTATTCTTTAATAGTTCATGACAAACTAATTTTCCAGCTTCAATTGCGATTTCATTAGATGAATCTTCTTGATATGCTTTATACAAAGCTTCAAGTTTATCAGTAAACTCTTTTCTAAGTGTCCACTCTTCCTTTTCAATTTCTGCTGTCTGAACAATTCCTCCTTCAGATTGTGCTACTACAGGAATTCCTTTTTTAGTAATTTGATCTTTTAATTCTGGGTTTACATTTTCTAAGTGATGTTTATGTGCATGTAAGTTTCCTTCAGGAATTAAATTCATCTTACCTCCAAGTTGGAATTTTTGTGTTTCTGTAGATTGTGTTGGTCGTTTCTGCAAGAATGCTCTAGCTTCGTCTAATTCAGGAAATTTCATTCCGTTTTTAGCTAAGGAATACATATTATCTAATCCATTATAAGTATTAAAGTTTTTACTAGCAAGAGACTGACCTATTTGATTATTTAATCTTTTCTTACCTGCATCCGTAATATCTAAAGTAGTATTTTGCATCCTTCTGGCTCTAGTTATAGCATTTTGACCTTTTCGATGAAATCCAAAGTCAAATAATCCAGCTTTTTTATTACTATATTTATCAATACTATTACTGATAAATTTCTTTGAACCACTATATTCATTACTAATATCAGATGTATTATCTACTAACTTATCAATACGCTTTCCTCCAATACCATTAATTAAATTTAGTGCAGCACCAGCAGCCATTCCTATAGGACCAAGCATACTTAGACCATCACTTACCATTCCTTGTATTTGAGAACCAGTACCTTCAACACGATCTTTAGTTCCTCCAATAAGATTTCCTATAGTTTTAGCTCCAGTATTAATCATTCCACCCATAGGATTAAATTGACTTACTACATTGTGTCCTATGTCTTTAACTCCAGACATTACTTGAGCAGTAGATCCAGTTTTCTCATTTCCTACAAGGGCTGTATTAAGATTTCCAATTAACTGGTCTCCCATTTGAAAGGCTCCTCCAAATTTGCCATTTAGATTATTTACTGTCTTAGCTCCACTAAATGTATTATTTTGTCAATTATTAACACTATTAACAGTATTCTGAGAAAATATACCTTTTGCATTTGAAAAAGGATTTTTATTAGTTAAATCAAATCCTGAGCTTTTAAAGTTTCCAATATCAGATTTGATCTTATTCGTAGAAGTATTCATAAATGTATTATAATCTCCTAATCTAAGACCAAGTTGTTTCATCATATCTAGATCGATAATATTTCCAATGCTAGCTCCTGTTTCCATTTTCTTTATTCTTTTATGCATAACTTTGAGTCATTAATGTTTGTAATGCAGTAATAATAACAAGTTTATCACCTTTATATTTAACTCTAATTCTTGCATATTTATCTCGAACTTTAGTTGCCTTTAATGGAGATTCAAAATCATTAGAGCTTGTTTGTTCATAATATATTGGTTGTACTTGGAAATACCAAGAATCTTCACTATAGTATATATTACCTAATCGCCTTCCATATTCTTTTATATTTAAACAATCTGCATGTACATTTAAGTAATATTCATTTCGAATTGGATCTCATGTAACTTCTGTTTTATATCCTTTAGATTCTTTATCTAAATAGATTTCTGGGAAATTAGCATTTGTAGATTCATTTTTATTAAAAGTTTTATTTCTATAAATAGCTCTTTTACTAAATTCATATACATCTCCAGTAATTTCTATTTCAATAGAATTTGGTTCAACATTATTAGATATTATTACTAAATTGTCAAATATTTTATGAATTCCTTTTGGTTCATTAACTATAAATTCAAACTCAAAAGGTTCCTGTTTATTATATCATTTAGTAGGTAATATTTGATTTGTTTCATCACTATCAAAATAATTTATCTCATCAATAATGTTACTTCTACCGTGTACGAAAATATTATATAATAGTGCCTTATTTCAATCATCTTGATATTTCAGCATGTCGAATTCTTTTAGCGCTTCATAAGGAATAATAGCTCCAGCTGTATACGACCGTTCAATTCCAAAAACAATACAATTACTCATAAGGTTTCCACTCTCATCTTCAGAAGGATTATCTTCTGATGAAGTTACAACATATGGAGTATATTTTACTTCAATAGTATAATATAAATAGCCTCTGTCTTCTTTTCTGTATAGATCTTTAAATTCTATTGAAAACGGAGCCGCATCCTTCTGTTCAAGATAATTAGCATAGATTATTTTCTGACGATCCTCTTCTGATTCAGCATCTATAGCATTTCCAATATTTTTATTTTTAATTTCAACCCAATTCTCACTTACTTCATCCATAAGCCAGGTTTCTTCATTTGCTTTGCATTCAATAAGTGAATCAGTTTTTATTTCATCTTCATCTCAGTAATATCCTTTTATAACAACACTATTAATATTATATCCATCATATCCATCAACTGTGAAAGTAAACTTTGAGTATTCTCTATCAGAAGTAACATATTTTCCAGTTCATTCTTCTCCTACCTTTACAAGATCATCAGTTTTTCGAAGATTATTACTTATTATACTAAATATTTTACTCTTAAGCAAATCAAAACTAAAATATGTATTATTTATATTTTCTGATAATAAAGGAACTCACGAATATCTAGTAACTCACATGCTACGTACTTCATTATAACATATATTCCAAATTTTATCATCATTATAAAAAGTGAACATAACATCATTTTTATAAGCATTAAAGTGAGTTTTAACATTTCTTGTTCCTAATGCTACTGTTTTTTCAAGTTCCTTAAGATTTATTTCATCATTAAGGAATCTTTGAATCGTAAAATCAGATATAAGTTCAAGACCTCTATCAGAAAATCTCCAAATTTTCTTAGCATATGTATCAACACCATATACTGCTCTAGGAGTTCTTATAATAGAGTCTTTTCATATAGAACCATACATATCAGATATAATTGTCATTTGCTTTTGTAATACTCCAGATCCATACATATGAATATTTTGCCCAGTAGTAGTTTGAATAAGAGCTTTTTCATTTATTGGAACAATAGCTATAGCGTGCTCAAATACAGTTAATAGATTTCCTCCTCAAGGAAGAATTTTTACTATACCTCCATATTGTCTATCTAAATCTTCATATGATAATCCTTGGAATACCTTATATGAGTTCTTAAAGTTTCCATCTACCTGAATATCACTAAACATTATACGAGTATCAAACTCGTCAACTTCATAAGGTACATCTATGTGCTTATAATTTCTTTTAAATCCTAGAGTAGTACTATATCCTCTATTATATAAGTTACTTTCTGGAATTTTAGCAGAAGATTTAGTAGACATACCTTGTATAGGATAAAATCCTCTTGGATTTCCCATTAATGCAATTTCTTCTGTATTAAACTCATCAATGCTTCTAAGAGAAATATTATTATTAGATAATCCTTTAAATGTTATTCAACTTCCAATAGCTACTGCATTAATATCTCCAATATTTATATCATCCCAGTTTTCAGTATTTCTAATACCTTTAAAATTATCTTTTCAAGTATTAAAATCTACTATTGTATCATTTGTAGGAACTGTTTGAGAAGTGAAATTTCTATGTAATCTAATGGTAGTTGTATAAGTAAAGCAATCCCCACGATATAATATTGGAATGACGCTTCAATTAAATTCTATAGAATTACCTTCTTCGTCTTTATAATTAGTAGTACAATCTGTAATATCCTTGTCTTTTATCATACTAGTATCTGTAGCATATCTATCAGATACTGCAAAGTAAGGAGAATTATCATCAATTCTTATTTGAAAATATTCCTTATTAAATGTTTCGGAGTAATTTTTTATATAAACATTATATAATGATGATTTACCAAGTAAAGTATTACATCCTACAAAATCAGTAAATACTCCTCTAACTAATTGAGCATCGCTTGATTCCATATCCTCTTTTCCAAAACAGGTTTGTTGTTTAATTTCTTCTTGCATTCCTGCTCTAGTACAAAAGATATTATCATTAATAATTTTCTGAGGAATATCCGAGTCTATATATAAAAGTTCGCTTGTTGTTTCTGCATTTGTACTTTCAACATTTGTTAAATCTAAGGTATAACTTCTTCCTGATGCGTTATATTGATTAAACTTGTATGCTTCTACTAATTTATATCTATCTGAGTTAAGTAGAGATTGCATTTGCTTATCACACTTAACATCTGCTGATAATAATCCTGAATAGCTACAATTGTTACTATATATAAGTTTTGAATCATAATCGTTAATCAATACCTTATTTTTATTTACAAAAGATTCTGTTACAAGCTTTGGATTTTGGCCTCCTTCAGAAAGATCAAGACAAGGAACTCCACTTACAGTGTCAACTCCTATAGATAACCCAGAGAATAAAAATGTTGGAATACGCTGTTGCCTAACAAAGTAGTATCCCTTAATATTCAGTTCTTTAAGTTTATTAATTACAAATTCAGGGATTCTAATTTTTAATCCCAATGGCTTCACAGATTTTCCGTCATGATCAATAATAGTCTTATCTTTAGTGAATCTAAATACTCCTCTTGTATTTTCTAAAGTTTCTAAAGATATAAAATCTTTATTTTCTATAGTTTCAGGATCTCTTAAGTCTATATTATAATCATAATTACATTTATTACTTGATATTATCTCTCCATTATCTCCTTTTTCTTTAAAATGATAAGTTGAAAGATTAAAATCAATACCTCTAAGATTATATACAGGAGATAAATGCTCATCATTATATATAAATACTACTCCTAGTCTATAAATTTCTCCAGGGAAATATCCAAGTCTATAATATATATTATATGGAGAATAGTATTCTGCAGCAGTAATATCCCCTTTATAAATTCCATATTTATCTGTAATATATCCTATATCATGTTCTTGACATTCTTCTACATTAATATATAACGCAAGATTACTTAAAGTAGCAGAGTCTTCTTTAAGTTTTGAAACATTTGCAAAAAATAATCTATTTTGAACTTGTGCCTGGCTTTTTACAGACTCTACGTAGTTATATTGTATATTTAAATCTTCTGCAGTTATGTCTTCAAGTTCTTCAAATCCATTAATAGTTATTGTCTGATTGACATCAGTTATTTCATAAGTCTTTTTTATTTTATGAAAATCTGTTTTAGAAATACCATTTACATCACAACTTGTTCTACTATAATATATATTTATATAACTAAAAGACGTATCTATATTCTTAAGATAAAGTATTATAGATTTATCAGTACGTTCATCCATATAAGCTCCAACACAAGTCTTAGGATTTGATAAATCTCCTTTAAATACAGACACTATTCCTGATTCAGCAACAATATCAGTTTCATTATAGTCACTATCAGAATATTTTATATAAAATATATAATTCCCTCCTTTGAGAGTTCCAAAGTAATCTACATTTTTAAATTGAATCTTTGGAATTCTAGTAACGTTTCTAAATAACCTAGTTTGTTGATCTAATTCATTTTCTGTATATAAATTAGATTGTTTAATTTGGTTTCGATTTATAATTTTATATCTATTATTTTCTAATAACGCTACTCTAGTATTTATTATTCTAGGAGGATTTTTATCATCGTTGAATATTAAATTTGTACTTCCATCATAAGAACTTTGACATTCTATGTCTATAGGATTTTCTAGATCTAATTTTAATTGAGAATTACTTACTGTAAAATCATCAATCTGATCATCAGATTTTTTTAAATTACGTAAAGGATTATACTCTCAAGCAATATCTCCAGTATCCTTGTACTTTTTTACTTTCAGTTTTATATCCATTATTGCCCGTCATCATATATATTAGAAATAAACTCTCTTGCTACAGAACGCGTATTATTATCTGTCTCTCTCATAAACAATTCTAAAGTAGCATCCATATTAGATCTTATTTGATCTGTAAACACCATACTTTTTATAGCATTAGTTAATTTCACTTTATTTGCATTCTCATTATACTCATGAATAAGATATAGATCTCCACTTTTTATATTCGGCTGTCTTTCTAATTCATCTACTTTAATTCTTACATCACTATTCTTATTATCTATTAACCTTTGGAGCTCATATTTAAAAGACTCATCAGGAGTAACTATACAATTAAAATTGACATTTGTATTTGTAGATATTACATTATTGTCTGCAAAAGATACTCCATTAAATATTAAATCTATTTCATCTGGAATGTCAACTCTCTCATCCATGAAATATTTTCAATCATATGTTCCAGAAAGATTAATAGTTTTTATATATACTGGATTTATAAGAGATTCTCCATAGTTATATAAAGAATAATAAATTATATTATTTTTAGAAGACATACAATATCTTAAACAGTATATCATCATAAGATAGGAATATATACAAGTTTTAGAAATATAAGAAGTATCTTCCTTTGAATTTGAAGGTGCTTTATTAGCACAGTAATATATACAGGGTCATGAATTTTTTGTTTCATATGACATTGCAAGGCAGAAATTATTTGCAGATCCATATCTGCCAAAGAAACCAGAATCTCCAGAATGGCTACTATCATTACCATACTTTGCATTATAGAAATTATATATATTAAATCCATAATCATCAGCATAACTTTTTGTACTAGTTGCAGAATGACCATTTGGTTTTCAATCTGTTCTATGCCAATTAGTTCCACTTGAAATATTTAAATCTCCAAGAACACTAGGTCAGTTCTTTTCTGGAGTGAATTCTTCTGTATTCTCACCATAATACAACTTATTGTTTTCAAACCTAATAGTAAAAGGACCTACCTCTTTCCATCAGAAACACATTGACCATTTATCTCTTCCAGAACCGTCTTTTCTAAATTCTACATATTCAGGTCTATATTCTATTGTATGAGTATCGTTTTTATCTGTAACTTTAGTTTTAGTTTTTCCAATAGGATGATATTCATATAAATATTTATCATTACTACTGATTTCTTTTACAATATTATATTCAGTATTTGTAACTGTAAAAGTATTAAACAAATCAAATGAAAAAGATCCATCTATTTTATTAAAGAGTAGTGTATAAGTATTGCCTTTAGAATCTATAGCCTTGCCATTATTAACAGTAACGCCTTTAGAAGTGATTCATCTTCACAATCTACCGTCATCTCCATTTTGGTCTTTTGGAACGGATATAGTATATACTTCAGAGTTTCCTACCTTTTTAATAGAATATGTATTGCCTTGTTTAAATATAGTCTTAATTCCAATCTTAGAAGTATCATACGTTTCTCCAGGAGGTTCTGGATATACTAATTTAATTTCACTAAAATAGTCACTAGAATCAAATGAATAATTATTTATTTTTTCATCTTTTGAATCTTCATTACCTCTTCGTTTTAGAAAAGCAGTTTCTGTAAACGCATAATTACCTGAATTAAGTTCGAGTTTTATATAATCAGCAAAGTAATTTACAAGGTCTTGTCCTGTAATATCCTTAAAGTTATCTTTAACATAATATCACCTATTTACAAGTTCTGTGGCATAAATTCTATTTTCGGCAGGTTCTATATCTCCTCTAATAGGATTTCCAGATTCAATATTAATAACATAACGAAGACTTAGAAAGTATATATCCTCTTTATTAAAATTAACTTTTTTTATCTTAGGTTCTCCAGTTTGAGTAGTATCATACTCTGCTATGTCTTCATTATTTTCAGAAAAGGGTATATCTATAATAATAGTTCCATTACTTATTATATCAGAAACCGAAGTCCAATCAATAGCAGTATAGGGGTTGTCTGAATCTGAAGTAGAATATCTTTCTAACTTATATTCAAGGCTAACTCCAGGAAAACTTTCTCAAGAAGTAAGCATTGTTAGAGAATTATCTCCTACAAAATATTTAAAATAATTTCTTCCAAAGTGTATTTCATTAGGATCTATTGTTATAGGATCTCTAGAAATTGTTTGTGTAAATTGACTATATATTATATAATTTTTCTTACCTTCATTTTCAACTAATAATGCGGGAGTAATATATTTGTAGTTTCCAAGCGTTTTTGCCTCAATAGTATTAAATATTATAGACTGGAAATTATTATAAGATATTAATTGATTAGGCTCTAGACTTATTGGAGATAATTTACTTATATTTTTTTCATCTAAAGTATCATAATCATGTAAAAAATATACTAAATTATTTTGAATCTTATCTAAATCTCCATCAGCATAATTTACAAGATTCCAATAAGTTTGTACTCTAAGATCTCCGCCTGGATAAACTTTTATAGCATTTGAATCACTATTATCTACATATATCTTACTTTTATCAAAATATATATTAAATTGTTCTGGAACCGTAATACTAAACTTTACAGCAAGCCAGCCAGGAATATCCCAAGATACAGGAATCCAATCACTTCTATTAGTTGTGGATTTATCGACTTGTAATTCAAGAAGCCCATCTATATTATACAATTTATTTTCATCTGTAAGAATATAAGGAACTAAGTGTCTATAGTATTTATTATTTAGCTGTTCAAGTGCTTCCTTAAAGGAATATTCACCTGAATTTTCATATATAAGAAGATACTTATCTCCTGGATTTAAATAAAAATTAGGATCTTTACTAAGAAGTATAATTTTAGTTTCACCTTCTAAATCTTTATATAAAGATGTTTTATCAATAATAATATCCTTAATTGTAGCATCCTTATTATCTACAATTGGGGTAAAGATTGTTTGTTGTGATGGAAAACTTCCAATTTCTACCTTGTCGTCAATTGGATTATATGAAATAATATATAATACTCCTTGATGTTCTTTCATTCCAACAGGAACAAAACCATTACTCAAAGCTCCATTTTTAAACCCATAATTACCCATATCATTCTGTAAGGCAAATTCATTACCATTATAAGTAATTAAAGTGCCGTTTAAACAATCAGTCATTACAGTATTTGGAACCATTAATGGTTCTACATCCTTTATCATTCCTCCATTAAACTGATTTATTTGATTTAATTTATTCTTCATAATTATTATGTAATTATTGCTGCAGAAGGAACTTTAACTTCTCCAGATGCAGATATAGTAATTTGAGTATCTCCACTTCCTAAAGTTGCAGAACCATCTTCATATACAACCAAAGGTCCAAACTTACAAAAAGTATCATAGTTATTAATATTATATAGATTGCCTCTCTTCAAACTACATTTACCTGTATTTTCGATACTAATTCAATTTTCTTGAGTATCATTTATTCCAACGAATGATGTTCCTAAAGCAGATATTTTAAGATAACTCTTTTGTTCAGCACTATTGTATAGGTATATAGTTGGGTTATTTAAATAACAGTTATCACTATAAATCCCTATTCCAGAAGGATTTAGTATATCGTCTGATATTACAGATAAATTTCCAATAACTGTATTACTAGTTTGATAAAAACTGATAGATTCAGGATTGGTTTCTAGTATAATATTATAATACTCTGAAGTTTCTTCAGGCTCTTGATAATATTGTACATTAATTGAGGTAAACGGTTGTTCTTCAGTATCTGAAGTTAGATTCTCAGCTTCTGAATATGCATACAACCCAATAGATTCTGAAGAAAGAGCTAGAAAGCTTGCTTTATCTGAAATGTATGTAGTATGTACATATATTTCGTCATTATTAATACCTGTAACTATGAACTTTGCACTAATATTCTCAATCTCCTCAGATGTATCTTTTTTATATTCATTTATAATTAATTCTCCCTCTGTACCAGGAGTAACAAATCCTGAATCTATATATAATTTTAAAACGACGCCATTAAATGTAGATTTATTTTCCTCTGGAATAATGTAAATTTTTGTTATAATCTCATTATATAGATTAGATGAACGTGCAATATTTTCAGCATTTTCAGTAATTTCTGTATCTTCCGTAATTTCTTCAGGATCTATATAATAATTATCTGCAACAGATAATGGTATGCACGAAATATTCTTTCAAGATTCAATGTTTATTGGCTCTCAATAAAAAGATTCTGATAAAAGTTGTTTATCAAAATCTAATTGATGAGAGGTATATGTTGATGGAGTTTGTCAATTATAACTTGTATTTACAGATTTTACAAGATCTTTAGCAAACTCAACGAATGTAGTCTTACTAGTATTTATTCCTTTTACAGAATATAATTTATATAGAAGCTGTAAAATATTTATTCCAAGATCATATAGATTTCCATCAATATCTAGCTCGCTTGCTGTAACACTTATATTTCCTCCAATTGAGATATTTCCAGAAAGAGTTTCAAAACTAAGTTTTTTAATATTAGCATTACTACAAACTACTGTATTACATGTAACTTTCCCATCTTCAGCTATAAATTTTCCATCTGTAGTTTCTAATGTATTAAAAGAGATGTTCTGTTTATTTAATAATGCTTGAATATCATTTCAACTATGCCCATCAATAAACTGTGCATTAAGATTACTTATAACTTCTGAACTACTTAATTTAAATGGAGGGGTTCCATTAAATATTACAGTATTATCAAATATTATATTCCCTTCAAGAGAAGCATCTGAATTTTGAGAATCACTAAAACTAAAATAACTATTATCTAATGTATAATAAATTCCTCCGTTTAATGCAAAGATTATTTTTCTATCTCCAGGATATTCATACTGTCCTGTCTCATATAATAATATATCGTCTACAATTATAATTTTAGACTCTATAGATTCTTCGTCTTCATCATCAGTTGTTTCCTTATCATAATTTAACTTATAATATTTATCTCCAACTTTTACTCTTATTACCCCACTAGTTTCAAAAACTAAATTTCTTCTAGGAGACCCTATTATTTCTTCTTTTGCCATATTAAATCATTATTATTTTATTTTTTACATCTCTATATGCTATATATTCAAAGTTTCTTGTTGTGATTTCACTTTTTAAAAATGTCCATCCAACATCAATTGGATAGTATAATTTAAAGAAGTGTGTTCTAGATCTATCTAAATAACACTCTTCTTGTATTTTATATAACTTCAAATCTCTAAACTTTATTTTAGATCTACGCTTTGAAGTTATCTGAGTTTTATAAAATTCTCACTCAGCTTCAGTTAGACCGAAATAGTACGCTCCGTTATATACTTCTTGAGCGTACTTATATTTCAGTCTTAATTTAATACGATGTTTAATATTATTATATCTAACTCTTTTATAATCATCAAAAAACATCTTCCCACAAAAAGCAGTATAGTTATGATTTCCTAAAACTACATCTGCTCCACTTTTAGCTAATAAATGAAAACTACTAAAACCGTGTTCTATAACTCTTTTTAACTCATCTTTTGAGATCTTTGGATATTTTTCTTGTATAATACCTAAATAATCGTCTAATTCTTTAATCATAATTAATAGTACACTTTTGCTTCTTCAGTATATTGATCTATGAGTTTTTTAAGATATTTATCAACATAGATTGGTTTTTCCATAGTTTCTTTATTATGCTTCATATATCTATATACTAGCTGGTTTCCTGTAAATTGAGATAATACAAAATCAATATTATTAAATTTACCTCTTCTATATGCTTGTTTAAAGTCTTCATCTGCAATTTGTTTCATAGAAATTTCTCCATAATTCCCAAAACGCAGAGGTAGTACAAAGGTAACATTATTATTTATAATATCCAATAAGATCTCATAAAAACAGTCATCAAAAATCTTAGCAGCTAGATTCTTACGATCTTTATATCTATTTTTTACTCATCTTCCTTTTAATAACTTAGGATTTAACCCATTATATAGTTCCCTAGAGTTAAAACCATGAGGAAACATTTTTTTATTCATTAGTTAACAGGTTTAAATGATTTCTTATATTGCTTTCTATCCCAACGTGTACGAGCATCAAGAATCTCATTCATTTCATTTTGCGAGATATGTTCAGGAACTCTGGCATCACTACAAGCTCTCAATCATTCTTGTTTAACTGCTTGAGCTATTTGAAAAGAATTACTATCTCTTAATACAAGACTCTTTTTATATAAATCAATATATGCGGCATATGCAGCTAACGCAGTTAATTCTTTATCTGTTATAAGTGGCAGTCCATCATCATCTACAATTACACCATGATATAGTACAGATACATTCGAATAATCTCTATCAAACTCTAATGCATTATTTATCTCATTATAATTTAATAGTTTTCCTGATTGATATAAAGGATCTTTATTTCATTTTCAAGCTTCATTATATCTTTCATAATAAGCATTTTGAACTAATGGAAATATACTAGTATCTGAAGTAGATTGAAAGTCTTCAAATGGAATTGTCACAGATTCTATAAAAGATAAATTACAAGGTAATTCTAGTATTCTGTTTGTAGTATCTCCTACATATCTATACATTCTAGAATGTTTGTTACCTATTAACTGTAAACCATTTAAAACTATATCCTCAAAATTATCAGGATTTATTGTAACCCCATATAATATATTGGCAAGAGAATATACAGAATTTATATTATTTAACTTCATAATTATTTAGGAGTTTGATCGTTAGGCGTAACAGGAGTTGCAAGTTGACGATACCAGCGAATATATTTCTCAGTCATTCTTTTAATAATTTCATCAGATAAAATTCCACAATCTAGATATACCTCAGGGTTTTCAGAACAACAATCTCATTCTAAAAGCTTTCTTGGATCTAAGAATAGTGCAATTACAGATATATATTTTACAAAAGGAACATTAAAAATATATCCGTCCATATTACCATTAGAATTAATTGCAGTATCTATATAGACATATGGACTTCCTGGTTTATTTTTTCTATACTTATGAAATCTATAAGTTTCATCTGTATAAATATTATAACGAGTATGTCTATCTATACTGCCAACAAATCTTATTGTATCAATTCCGTTTATATAAATAATCGGTGGAATTTCAAAATGTAATGCTTTTTCTCCAACTTGTAAATCACAACATTTTGACATATAATCACAATCAACTTCAATACAATTAATTGCTAAAAATAATTCATCTAAAGTTAAAATTCCTTTTAAAAGAAATTCTCTCATTATCTGATTACGTTCAGCTACTACTTCATCCTGAAGTTGTTCTACAGATATTTTGGGATTTGAAGTAATTCCAGCTAATCCAGTTACTGTATTATTATATACAGCACTTGCTATTTGTTCTATTGTCATAAACTTCAGTTTAAAAAATTAAAGGCAGGACAGGGAAATACCCCGCCCTGCCTTCTCTAAACACTTTTATATATTGAAGAATTACGCGATTACCGTGAATTCTTTCGAGGCTTCTGAGCCATAATAAGAAACAGTAACTTTAAGTACATCACCTACTTCTGCAGTTTTTTCTGAAACAACAGATAATAGACCTGATGTTTTACCAATTTCGTATTTACCATCAGCGTTTTCTACAGCATACGTAACATCTTTTGTAACATCGCCACTAATTGCAGGACCTGAAATAGTTTGCTTAATAGAAACTTTTCCAGCATTAATGTCTGCAACAGTTAGATAAGCATCATTTAGAATTGTAATTTTGAAAAATGCATCAGGAATGTCTACAATAACTTCTGAACCAAATGCTTCTTTGATTGCTGTTTCAAACTCATCAGCAATAGAACTCAATACATAGAAAGTATGAGTAGTAATTGACTTCAGAGCCTGACCAACAGTACCTTGTCCATGAAGACCTCTACGAGGTGAGCAATATCCAAAAGAATATTGAACATAGAGACCACCCTTAACAGGATACTCCTCTTCATTTAAAGCATCATACCGAAGATTAGGATAACTTGGGAATCGAAGATTCTCCTGAATCCATGCGGCTGTACCAACTTCCATTTCATTAGGAACATAGCTATCTTTGCGGTTAGCTTTAGAAAGTGCATCAAATACTGTAACATACGTCCATTCGTTGCAAGCATCTGCAGGACATCCGTTGTTATCTGCAAGTTGTAATTCAGCTACTTTAATAGTCTGATGTGAATCAATTCCACTAATTTTTACTTTACTAGTATCAACTTTTGTAACACGTGCAAATCTATAATTTTCAGGAATCGCCATTTCGATAGCTTTAATCATAATTTCCTGAGCATCAGCAAGATTGCTAGCATCAAGTTCGAATTCAGCCATAATTGGCTTACCAAACTTATACCAGGGATAAGCATAGTCTGAAAGATATTTTCCATCTAAACTAAAACCTACAATTACACGATAAATACCAGCGTCTGTTGGAACATTAAGTATAACTGAAGGAGCAACTCCTTTGTTGTACATTGTTTTATAAACAACTCCATCAATTAGACCTTCTTTTCTATAATCTGCACAACGAAGTACACGAAATAGATTTACAGCTCCAGTCATTGCCTTGAAACGAGGAGTTACACCATCTTCAAGTACATTTGAATTGATTATTACTTCTTTTTGAAAATCAAACATAGTTTTCTAATTTTTAAGTTAATAAATTTATTTATTTCCAGGTACGGCTATAGTCTGATTAATAGGAACGTTTGTTTGTAATCTTGGATCACCTGCATTCTCTAATAATAGTCTAGTTACGATATTAATAATCTCGTAACAAACATAGTCTGGAAATTCCAGGGTTTGAGTATTATCTTCTGGTAATAATACATCATCCTGAGTCATGGAAACATACATAGGAGCTTTTACATAAGTAATATATACATTATTTAAACTTCAATTCGAATCGCCACTATGTATTTCCAAATTTACAGAAGATTGATTTACAATCCTTTTATATGGTTCTTTTAATGCATAAAATCGATATTTTCCATCCTCTGTTTTAATATAATTAGGACGATAACTACCTTCTTTAATTTCATTATCCATAACAGGATTTGTTACTGGTTGATCTTTTTCATTTCTATTAATAATATAATAATATGGCTTCTTATGTGAAGGTTTCATATAATAATTATTAATAATACCTGCATAAAGATCTGCAGTTAATCTTTGACATGTTGAAGTAATAGTTCTTTGCACTCCATTTCCACATCTAGATTTATTTGAATCACTACCTGTAAATTCTGCAATACAATTCAACATATGTAAGTAATCTTTAGGAAGTTGTAGCTCTCAAACAGTATCATTAAATTCCTGTCTTGGAGCAATTTTACCTACTTTAATTACTGATGTAGTTTGTAAAAATCCTAAGTCATCTGAACTTTGTTGATTGTACTCACTTCTATTATATACACTATTTATATATTGTTGAATTGCTTTATTAAACAAGTATATGAAGTCCTCAAGTAAAACTTGAGGAGCTTTCACCTTGTTGCATTCAACTAAAATGTATTCGTAACATTGACGAATTGTCATATCATTTTATTTAAGCTAGTTTTCTATTTTTAGGTGGTATAAAATAATCTACCTTTTCTAAAGTTATAAAATACTTATTTATTGTGTATTTATTCTTAATAGCTCTAGATAAATTTGAACCATTAGTGTTTAAAAACTCTATACATTTCTTAAATGTTAACTCTCTAATAAAATTACCATTATGATCATAAATATAATAGGTTCTCAGCTGTTTAATTTTATATTCTGTAATATTTATGTTTTTATCTCAACTTCATAAAAATCCATGCCGAGCCACTTTTTTATTAATAGATTCTCCAATAGATTGTCTAGAAATTTGTAAAATTTTACTGGCAGTATTAATACAGTCCCAAATTTTAAGTAATTTGCCTTCTAAAGAATATTGATAAACTTTTCCTTTTGTAGGATGAGTCCTTCCGCCACCTGCAGTAACATTATATGTATTCCCTTTATTAATAACCTCAGGTGTTACTAGTTTTGCCTCATATTTATAGGCATCAATAGGATTATCAAATTTTGCTAAGGTTTCTCTATAAAACTGATCCTGTCCATATTTTTTGAATGCAAAATGGAATGGGTATTTTGGGTGAGTAATACTGTAGGTATGTTTCGGAATCTGAATTCCATTACCATAATATCCATCAAAAATTTCATCTGTTTCTGTTTTATGTACTCCAATATAAAATTTTCCGTTAATTTTACATGTAGTTCTATATACAATCCAAATCATTAATATACTATTATAATATTTTCCTATTTAAGGTATAATTATTTTTATTAGTAAGTTTTAAGAACTTATAGACAATAAATTCATTTATAATACTTAATTTAATATGTAGTATACTTATATCACTTGTCTAATAGTCATTATATATTGTTATTTATTGCTTTTCTTCTTTTCCGTCTTTTCAACTTTTTCCTCAGCTTTATCTTCAGCCTTTTCCTCTACTGTTTCTTTTAAACTTAGTTTCTGAAGATCAGGGTATGTCTCTAATGTAATACCCTCGTAGATAGTTTTATTTGCAGGAATCTTCAAGAAGAGTAAGATAGATTCGTCAGTTGTACCTAGACGAACATCCCCATACATCCAAACTCCACTTTGAAGGTTGATAACACGTTGTTCTTTTGCGTCAATAAGCAGCAGTTTAAGTGCTGTATCTGATCCTGTATAAAGGTCAATAACAACCATTGGATCTTTTTCCGCTCTTTGATATAAATAGTCCTGAACATCTGAGTCAGGAGCATTTCTCATTGATTTGCCAAGTAACCTTGTTTTGGTAAGTCTTCCTTTAGCAGAATCTTGTTCAATATAAGTGAACGCTTTTGTTACAAGCTTCATACGTTCGATACGTTTTTCAGATTCAACTCCAGGTCTTTCTACATAGAATTCAGCTTGACCATAACGTTTTGGACCTCCGTCAATTAAAAGATTACCTTTTGAATCTTTAGAATCTCTTTCAGGTGCAATTAAGAATGAATCTTTAATGCAAGTCCAAATATTTCTTTCTAGAGGATTATCTAAATCAAACGTTTTACCATCATAAATCTCTATTCGTTCATCTTCCTTAATAAAGTAATTACTATCAGGACTATTAATTTCTGCTTCACTTAAGATCATTTCTGTATCTCCACTAGCGTCTACCTGACGAACTCTTTTTACAAAAGGATAGTTTGAACCATTTGCTTGTTTTAAAGGATTAATAAAGCAATGTGCTTTTTCCTTACCATATACATTTCTTAAAGTTACTATATTATTCATATTTATTCTTATTAAATTTATCTATACCAAATAATGATATCTAAGTTTTAAATATTTTGTAGACTTCTCCCGAAGGAGAAGCCTACTAATATTCTATTCTATCTTTTTATATTACTTTTCACTAACTAAGATAAAGCTACGATATGGGTTGAATACACCAACACCAGCATAACCCCAGTCAATAAGTTTAGTTGCAGCTACTGGGCTTGCAACAGGACCACTTTCACGTCCACTTCTACGACCAACACCCTCTAACCAGTTATGGCAGAACTCATTGTTCTTGAATGTGAACATTGCAATAGCGGGTTTTCCACTAGCAGCATCAGCAGTCAGATCAAGGAAGATACCATATTTCTTCTCAGGGAATTCGATATCAAGAGCACGGTCAACTTTGAAAGTTACAGTATTACCTGCATACTCGTATGAGTTATAGGTTGCACCAACTTTGATATAATCATTAGCACCCTTAGAGAACATGAATGTACCAACAGTCTTCCAGTCACGAAGATATCCTGGCAGACTATCTTGAATTTCAGCCCACATAGGAGTATTGCAAATAAAGATATATTTATTGCCAGTAGGATTATTTGATTTAGCGATCATGGCAAGAATAGCAGTATTCATAACTTTATTAGTCATCTTTGAATACACATATTTACCTGCGAAACGCTCAATCTGAGGAATAATACCATCACCAGAGATAATAGGCTCACCTGTTTCAGGATCAAAGATCTTAGGTTTACCATTCTTATCTACGTTAGTCTTACCTCAAAGCAGTGCATTTGCACGAGCAGCCATGAAGCTATCAAGACAATCTTTTTCTGCAGCATTCATTTTGTAAACAGGATCACTTTCTGTTCCTTTACCAATCTGAATGAAAACGTCCTCCATTGCACGATACTTAGCAGTGTAGTCTACATCTGCGCGATGTGTTGCAATAAATGTACGATGCTTTTCAACATTTGACTGATACTTAACGTATCCTTCCTCATGCATTTCAGGCTGATAGTTCGTTAAGAAACGAGTCTTCATACCTGGCTGGCAGAATTCAACATCAAGAGTAGCATTGTAATCTGAATCTTGTAGTTTACCTACAATCTCCCAGTCTCTATCTGATCTACGAACAGGACGTGACAGGAAGATAACTTGCTGACGTGATCCTTCGATGATCATTACGTCATTTCTCTGATAATAATTTTCAGGGAAGTGGAAGATGATATCAGTACCCTGAGCACCATCGCTATCAGGAACCTGTAGGAAAGGAATTCTCTTAATAAATCCTACATTAATGTCCCACTCTACCATAAATGAATTAATACTTTGGAAACTATTTTTCTTGTCTTTTTCCATTGTATATATATTCATCAGAGATTCAGTAAGGTACGATGCGGTATACTGCTCATAAAGTGATGATACAATACCAAGACGTGCAGGTTTTTCACCTAAAAATTTGTAAAAATCCTCATATGTACGAGTTGAACTCATCTGAGGACGTACTGTACTAAAACTAGAAATTCTCATATTGTTTAATTTAATTGTTTATTTATAATTCGTCATCTCATAATGACGCGATTGATTTATCTGGATTTGATTTATTTTTCTCTTCATTAGTAGGTATTACAGTTGAAGGTTTAGGAGGTTCATTCTTAGGAGCTGCTGGCTTCCTAGTTTCCTTAATTAAACTCTTATAATACTGAGAAATACCTGAAATAGCATCTTTACCAAAGAGACGATACCAAGCAAGCTCTACAAGAACTTGTGGATCATTTAAATCTTTAAAGAACTGGCTAGCTCCATTTTCATCTTGATCTAGAATATAACTAAAGATCTCTTGTTTATCATGATCTTCAATTTGTAAACTATCAGATTTTTCATCTTGATAGTCAAGAGAGATTTCATTGAAATTTACTAACTGTTCCTCAAGTGTTAATTTAAATGCATTATACTGTTCCTCTTGAGCTCTTTGTGCATCTTCTACTGCTTTATCTTCTTGTGCTTTATATTGGTTTCGAATTGTCTCTACCTTTTTCTTAAATAAGTCTTCATTACTCTTTGCTAAGTCTAAATCTGACTGAATCTCTTCTTCAGTCATACCTTCAAACTTAGATTTAAGATCGGCAATATACAATTCTTCATCAGAGTAATCATCTACAGAGTAAGCTTTATTTACAGGACCATTTTGATTAATATAGTCTTGTACTGCTTTCTGAGAATAATATTCAATAACATCCTGAATAGTTGCGTTATTATTTCTTAAATATTCAATTGTTTTAACTTCATCATCAGATAAATCAGGCTTAGCTAATTCATTTAGAATATTTAATTGTTCGTCTCTATCCAACGAACTAAAATCTACTTCTTGTTCATTACCCTCTTCATCTTGATAAAGTAAAGTTTTTCCATCTCTTAGTCCTCTACTTTTTAAGAACTCACTAAACACGTCTAAACCCTCGCCAGTATTTAGGTCAGGGTTTTCAGGAGGTTCTTGGTTAGTAGGACTAGGTTCAGGTTCTGGCTCACTATTAGTATTTTGATCTGTAATAGGAGTTTTGTCTGTTGGTTCTGGATCTTCTAATAGAAAATCCATGTGATTTTGTCCATCGATAATCATAATTCTTATTTTTCCTTATTAATTGATTATTAATATGTTTATATATTCGCAGCAAATATAATGTATTAATTTTTAATTTCCAAATAAAAAAAAGAATATTTTTTACTTTTTCTCCGAAAATAGATTAAATTTTCAATTAATTGCTTCTTTTCGAATATCTTTAACATATATTTCATCTATTAGTAGGTAATTTGATGTATTATCTACAATTCCATTAATATCATAATATACATTTTTAATTTTAGTAATAACATGATCACAATTATAATATGCTTCTGCTTCTGGAAATATGTATTTTAATATTAAATATAATTGATAACAACTATCTTGAGTATAAACTTTTTCAGAGCCAATAAAAGACTCTCTTATTAGTTGTATAACTTTTATTGGCTCTAGACTATACATAATTTACAAATATTTCTATTTATTAACTTTGTATTGCCTCAACAAAGTCTAGAATATTATCAGTAATAGATCCAGCTTTATCAAGCTTATCAATAAGTGACTTTAAGAAATCAACTTCACTATCTGTAAATTCAACTGTTAAAAGTTCCTTTTCTGGTAACCAAACAATTTTGTTATCTTTATTCTCAATTTTCAATGCTTCTACTTCTTCACTTGAAAAATCAATCTTTTTTCTAACATTACGCTTTGAAATCATTTCAGTTACTGAACCTTGTTCAGGTAAATTCATAAGTAACATTAATCGTGTAGCTACGTTTAAATCAATTTTTTTCATTTTAGTTTTACTCATATTAGTTCGTATTTTAGTTAACAATCGCAAAGTTAAAGATTATTTAATAAATAAACAAATTTTTATACAAATTATTGTATACAAACAGAAAAGGAGTGACATTTCTGCCACTCCTTTCTATCTATTCATTTAACATATCTTTTAATTCGATTAAATCTTGATGACTTAAAACTAAGGCTCGATTTACCAAAGGTAAATTCATCTTTATTTTTCCGCTCCCGATTTCAAGTTCTCCTAGAAATCCACTGTTGACTTTGAAAGGTTTAGTGTTAATTACATTATCAATCATTTCAGATAATATACCATTAACATCAACCATACCATCTTTGTCAGCGATTTGTTTTAACATTCCTTCAACTTTATAAGCATTGTTGTCAATTACTCTAGTTATCAAAGGCTTAGCGAATGCCATCATTGGATTGCTTTGCGACAATGAAGTTAATTGTTTATCAACAAAATTATTAAGTCTAGTCATTATTACATCTACGTGCTGCGCCATTGTTTAATAAATTCTTCATAAGTTAAACCTGGGTTATCTTTAGAGAATTCGCGGAACTTTTTAAAGATAGCCATCTCATTATCTGTCTCTTCTACTATCTTGTTCTTTAACTTCTTAACTAATTTTAGCTGTCTTTGTAATAAGTCCTTACCCTCTGAATTACTTTCAATTTTAGCTTTTACTAAATTGAGTAATTCTACTTGCACCATTTGTTGTAATGAAGCTGTAATTTCTGAATATTCTTGATCTTCAAAAAATCTAGCTTTTTGACTTTCTGTTAAAGAACTCATCTCTTTATCTATATCATCTCATATTAAATCAGTCTGGAGAGTTCCCTTCTTCTGCAGTTGTGCTAGTTGGGCTTCATATTGTTTTAATATTTGCATCTGACTTGTAATATCAGATTGAGATAATAGAGGGTCTGAATTACCTAGGAAAACTTGATTCACAGGATACATCTTTTATTTTACTTTAAATTACTAGGCCGCGGGTGTTGTAGTTGGCTCAAACAGAATACTGTTTGAATAACCTGCACAAGGGCAAAGTGGATTATAAAGTGAACGTTGTACTGTATCAGTTCCTACTTCTACAGCGGCTACACGGATAGGATAGAAAGTGTTATTAGCATAGTTAACAATCTTGTTGTCAGCACACATTCTACGTTCTGCTTCAAGACCTACCATACCAGCTACACTAGCAATCTCCATCTTAGTAACTTTGCTTCTCCAAGGCTCTACAGCAGCATTAACAGCAGCTGCAGTCTCAAGTTTACCAATCCGATCAGCTAATACATCGAATTGATCTCTTTGATTTTTATACAGCCCGAAGTCAGCGTCGATCTGGCTCTTGTAAAGTCCAAACATTTCACCATTAATAGTCTGACGATCGTTAAAACGAGCATTTGCAGACAGTAAAGCAAAATCATAAAGAGCTTTCTGATTAGCTAACTCAGCATTGCAAGAGTGTTGCCAAGCTTGGAATGTCGTTGGACCACCAGTAATAGCTTCAGCAGCTAAAGCACCAGCAGCTGCACTACCTGTATTTCCAAGTCCGAATAAACCTCTTCCGCTAAGAGCTAAAAGTCCTAATGCGGTTCCAGCAATACCTACAATATTTTCACATAAGGTCGTTAATCTTATGCAGTTCTCTTATGAACTTCTACATCTTTATATATACATGTAGTTAAGACTATATCTTCATCCAATTTGGATGCTCCCCATTTCGCACTACTTAGTGCTACTCTCTTCCGAGATAGTCGTTGAACTTTCAAAGATATTTCTATCTAAGCTTAGCTGCTGATTGTCCATTTCTGGAGTTTCCAGCAATTAAGGGAGTTTTGCATATAATATTACTATTATAAGGACCTAGTATATTAAGCCTAATCCAGTACCAGCTACACCTTTTGAAGCGTATTCTTTTTCACCGCTTTCATATACATCTTTGTGTACCATTTCTTTCTTTTCTACTACTTCCATAGTTCTATTATTTTTTAAATTAATTAAATCTATTTGTTGTAAGCTTACAGTACAAAGATACTACCGCATCAATCCAAAACATAACGTTACTATGAAAATAAAAAATCCCCTTAAGTTTCTCAACCTAAGGGGATTAGAAGGATCTGTAATTAGTAACTCGTTACTAATTCTTTTCCTGTAAAATATCTAAATCTTTCTTATATCAATATAATTCTTTAAATCCTATTTGTTTACGACCTTTAGGAATCTTACCTGCTCTAACATAATTATCAAACGTAGCTCTACTAACTTTCAAGTATTTGCAAGCTTGATATTTACTAAGTTTCTCGTTCTTGTTTGTTATTTCAGTAAGATATTCAATAACTTTGTTACACTCATCTGCACTTAAGTTAGAATTACCTGTATCTATGTCATTGATAATTTTAATTAAGAGATCTTTTATAATCTTCATCATAATTACTAACTGTTACCATATATAGCTCCATTAACCAATACTATACTAGAATTAATATATGTAATGCAGTAACATTTATAAGTGCCGCCTGTTAAGGTTCCTAAATCTTGCATTTCTGTATAAATAGTATTGTCAAAAGAAATACTAGTTGAAGAAGGAATTACAATAATAGCATCAGGCTCATCTGCAGAAACAAACAACGTATCTACTTCGTAAGTAGCTCCAGAAGCTCCTGTTCCAACAAAAATTCCAGGTTGTCCAGGAGTAGTTACAGTTTTAAGCTTCTTAGAGAAAATACTATCTAAGTTAATATTAACTACAGAAGATCCTGTATAAGAATTATTTGTTCCATTAGCTGTAATAGATAACGCATATGGATTAGGTAGTGCAACAGGAATTTCATTTGAGCTAATAGGAGTAAATCCTAATGCAGATACAATTTCTGATGAGGTAATATCTTTACCAATTTCAATCCAATTAATTAAAGCAGATTGTCCCATGTTAAATACTCCTGTATACGTTTTACCTGTATTTTCACTAGTAAGGAATGCTCTAACACTTCAATTATTAGCTGCAGTATATTTATACGGTTGTAAAGTACCAACGAAAGATTCTCCATCAACTGGGAGATTTGTATATGCACTATTATTATATTCAATTGGCACTAATTGTCCAACTCCATCAAATAAATAGTTATATAATCCAGTTATATTTCCACTACCTGTAAATGCGTCTCATGGAAACATTCGACTAACATTATAATTAGTTACATTATATGTATCATCTACTAGTAATGAAATCCCATTAATAGTTTTTAGTCTTTTAGATGTAACACTATTAGTTCCTGCACCAATAACAATGCGATCTTCTGCTAAATCATCTGGCATTGTAATAAAGTTTTGAGTTCCTACTCATGATTCAGTAGCGTATCCGTCTAAAGATGGAATATCACTTTTTAAAGCTAAATCTGAAAGTAATTGTTCTGATTTCTTAATAGATTTAGACCCTGCGCCAATAATAATATAGTTATTAGCCAGATCTCCACTAGCCATTACATCTCCACCACCCGCAGAGCCAATTTTATCATCAACTTCATTTTTTGTATATACTTCTGCAGTAGTATAATAATTTCCTAAAGTTACATTTAAGTCTGCTGTCTTAACATAGCTTCCTAAAGTGGCATTATTAACTTTATTGTTTAAAGCTGTGGCTACTACTTTATTCTGTACTGGATTTGTAGAAGTAGTACTTAAAGTATCATCTACTGTAATTGGGTCTGGAATTTCAGGAAAATCAGTAATTTGAGATACTGTATGCGTATGATTTTTAACTGCAAAAGATCCTACATTATATTGTGAGTCTTTAATATGTTTACCGTCCTTATCAAATGCTACAAGATTTCCATCTACAGCAGTTACTGGACCTGTAACATCTCCCATTCCAGCTTGTGCGGAATCAGCAGGTGTATAACCAAGAATCTTAACAATATCGTCTTTTGTTGCATTTAGCTCAGACAAAGAAGTTGGAACTACAATATTTGCAACTCCTTCTTTAGAACCATTTCACGCATCAAGTAGATCAACACCATTCTTCTGAATTTTCAAACTTTCAGGAGTAATAGATCCATTAGTAGTAATATTAGTAATACTTAAAGTATTATTAGAGATTTTATTATCTAAAGTATCTTTAATAGAATCTACTTGAGTTTTAGTATAATAATTTGTTAAATCAACATCTGTTGTTCCAATCTTCTCTCAATTTCCTTCTACGTATACATATTCATCATGTATATCAGTTCCTGTACCAGCTTTCTTTACTAAATAGATAATATTACTTTCTCCAGTTGTTGGAAGTGTATCTACTACTGTAATTTGTAAATTAGCTAGATTATCAATAAGTTCTTTTAATATTTTACCTTGTCTTGCAGATAATGCTTTTTCTGTATCAGAACTAGTAAGATTATCTATAATAGAAGCCTTTAATTGATCGCCAATCTCCACATTAACAATATTATCAATCTCATCGCTTAAATTAGTAATACTTGAATTAATAGTAGCTAAATCAGCATTAAAATCTGAATTCAATGAATCAATTGCATCTTTTACTCCTCCAGATAATACTAAATTAGTACTATCTTTAGTAGGAGTTATATCTGCATTATTTATTTTATCTACTGCTACAGGAGCAATAGTAAGTGCGTTATTATATTCCTCTTCAGTTCCTTTATATCCACCTTCAACAGCAATAGTATATGCATCTCTTCCATCAGCTCCTTTAATCGATTCTAGTCACTCATCAAGAGTACCTTTATAACCTTGCTGTACTGCTAATTCGTATGCAGATCTACCAGGTGCACCTATTGAGCCAGGAAATATAACCCACTTATTTTGTGCTTTATCAAAAATTTTTACACTCATAATTTATATATTTTAAAGCATTAAGCATATACTGCACCATTAACAGCAATTTTTCCATTTGCCATATAACTTAAGCAGTAGATATAATAAGTTCCAGATAAATCTGCAAGACCATCCATCTTTATAGCATTTGATGCAGTGAATGTAAGTTTAGCAGTACTTATAATAACTGAATCAGGATTAGATGCACTAAATCCACTTAAACTTGAAATAGTTCTTGAAGCAGTATTATTATAGCTATAACCTGCTGAAACTGTTGAACTACTTAAAGTAGACGTTGATAGTATTCTTGCAGTATTTATAGCTACCGCAGATGAACCTGTGTATGAAGTTCCATTAATTGTTAGCGCATATGGATTAGGTAGTGCAACAGGAATTTCAGGTATATCACTGGTGTTAGCAGGAGTATAGCCTAAAGCAGAAGTTACATTACTTTTACTTAATGAAATAGTCCCAGAAGACAATGTAATATTACTTCCAACTTTAACTCCACCAAGTACTGAACTTGTAGCTGTAGGAAGAGTGTATTTAGTATCTGTTGCTGAAATAACATTTCCACTAATTGTAATATTAGCTCCAGCAGTATAAGTTCCAGCTGGACCTGTCGCTCCTGTATCTCCTTTCAAATTAGTGAATGCAAAGTTAAATACTTTTGCAGTATTTGAACCTGATGCAGTTACTGTTACAGAAGGTGTTCCAACAGTATTAGTAACTGAAGCAGTTGGAGTACCAAATCCTGCTGCTGCACCTTGAGCACCAGTAGCGCCTCTTGGAATACCAAAAGTAAACTTATTAGTAGAAGCATCATAACTAGCTGTAGCAGAAGATCCTGCAGCTAAAGTAGAAGCAACTACAGAAACTGATGTAGGAATATAAGAAGTACTGTTAAATGCATTACTTCCAAGTGTTTTTAATGTTCAACCATTAGCTGTACCATTAGATACAATAGCTTGATTAGCTGTGGTTGTAGAGCCAGTTAAAGTTGTATAGGATTGTGTATGTGCACTAGGGGTAAATGTAGAAGGTTTTCCTGTAATACTTGCCCAAGTTTGCGCTGGAACTGAAGTAAGATAGCCTTTATTAGTTACTCACTCCTCGGTAGCTACTAATTTCTCATTTTGATAAAATCTAGTTGCATATATTTCTGAGGCGTTACCTTCAATAGAATTTAAAGATTGTATTCTTATTGGTATTGAATTTGCTCTACCAATAAGCAATATGGTTGAACTTTGGAATTGTGTTGATCACCATACTTTACCTGAATTAGTTCCAAATATAATAGGGGCTGCATAATCAGTATGATTTATTTTTCCTGTTGTATTATATTCATTGCTAGTTGTTGCACTATTTGTAAAAACTTTAAATCCGTTCATAAAGTTTTTAATTCCAGTTATATTTTCATCAACAGAATTTTTTACATATCCTGCAGAAGCATGATTTCCTCATCCATAAGCAGTATCCCAATTTGTTTGTTTTGCGGTAGTAGGAATTGAGTATCCTGAAGTATAACTTAAAGCAAGCGTTCCACTTGCTGTAATTGGAGAACCTGATATACTTAGTCCTGTAGGAACTGACATTGCTACTGAAGTTACTGTACCTTTGTTTGTTGTAAAACCAGAATCATTGGTAAACTGACTTAGCTTTGTAGGAGCATTAGTCACTCCAGACCAAGGCACACTTGTAGCAGCCCCTGCAGTAAATACTTTAAATTTAGTAGCAAAAGTAGATGCAGATTCTGATACGCAGAAGTACATAGGACCTCCTGAACCAATCTGAACAACATCTCCTTCTTGTATAGTTAAACTCATTGCAGCTGATTGGGACTCCACTACATATAATCTCTCCATTGCAGCCGCAGGAATTTTAGAAATAGGAATCTCAGGAAGTCTATCAGCATTAAGAGTTCCAGAAGTAATTTTAGATGCATCAATATTAGCTAATGTAGTACTAATAGAGATATTTGTAGAACCATCAAAAGTAGCACTACCAGATACTGCTCCAGCTATTGCTATAACTCTTGAGGTTGCTAATTTAGTAGCTGTTCCAGCATTACCACTTACAGAAGTAGGTAAAGCAGCTTTAGTAACTGTTACATTATGTCCTGATACTGTCACTCCAGATACATATTGTCCTGAAGTAGCGGCTGCTCCTCCAGTTAATGAAGGAATATCAGCTTCGGTAATGTATCCTTTAGAATTAATAAGGGCTATAACTTCAGCCTCACTAATATCACATTTATAATATGTTCCGTGTGTCCAAATTTCATTTGCATCCTGGATGAACACAACACTTGATCCCTGGATATCACCAGCTCCCAATCGTGAAGTGAAACTGGCTTTCGTCTTAAAATGGACGAACCTGTTTGTAATTTTTGCCATTTTAACCTTATTTAAAAAATTAAAAATAAGGGAATGAGAAACTCCCATTCCCTATTGATATGTTATTCAAACTCAGCCCAAGTCATTAAGCCATTAGCATAAGCTTTAGCAGAGTTGAGAGCAGTAGTTGCAGCACCAGCAGTATCAAAAGCTGAAGTTGCTACATATGCTGCTGAATTTAAACCTTTAACAGGCACATCAGTACCTTTAACAGAAATTGTTCCGTTTGCTGAACCTGTAGCGATATTAGCTTGTTGTAAAGCAGAATCAGCTTTAGTACCTTGAGCAGAAGTTGCATAAGCACTTGATTCGGTATAAGCCGCACTCTTAAGACCATTAACTGTACCTTTAAGCTGTTTACTAGACATGCTAAATTTAACTTGTCCATTAGTAGTATTAGCAGTATCTACAGTAATAGCCCCAGTTTGTCCTCCAAATGATTGAACTCCAGAAGCAGCGACAGAAGTAATTCTGCTATCCATTGCTTTAATTGCAGTTTGAAGATCATCCTCACCATATGTTCCATCACCTCCAACTAGAATATCTGCACCAGCAAGCACCACATTAGCTGATAATGGTTTACTATTAACGGTTCTTGTAGTTGGAACCTTTCCGTTAAGAGCAGTATCAAGTCCAGAGATTTTAGAAGTAGCTAAAGTAGGTATATCAGCTACTACAAGAGCTCTGCGGGAAACAGTAATGATACCATCAGTTTCAGAGACTGCAGAAACAACTTGACCTGTAACAGCAGTGTCAGCTTTATCTAAGGTTCCTATCTTAGTATTAATTTCACTTGTAACAGCAGTTTTAGTAGCATAAGCAGATAGATCAATTGTTCCACCTAGCTTATCCCACATTCCTGTTTGAGTTCCTGCACCAGCTTTAATAGCTACAAAGTTTGAACCAGCTTCAAAAGCTTCTTCATTTAGAGTACCTGCAGCAACTACGTTATAAACATCACCAATAACAACTCCTGTAAGGGCAGTAAGAGCTGCAACATCATCTACAGAACCCTTCATCTTGTACACACTACCAACAGCAGAGGCTACTTTATTGTCAACTTCTTCTTTAGTATACGTAGTAGCTTTAGGAGCTGCTGCTTCAGCTGTAGCTTTAACTGCGTTAAGAGCAGTTGTAGTAGCTTTAGCAGCTAAGTCTGTAGTCAGACTAGTTACTTTACTTTGAGGAATTTCTCCTACAGCAAATGTAACAGTACTAGTTCCAGACTGAGTAACTGTTGTGTCATCTCCCTTATAAACAATAGCGGCAGGAATTTTGCCAATCTCAGTATCTGTATATGATTTAGCTGCATTTGTAGCAGCAGTTTGAGCTGCAGTAATATCTTTCTTTAAGCCATAATAACTCTGAGTTCCAGCAGCATCACTAGATACGCCAATATTTAATTTCTTCGCTAACTTTGTAGTAACTGCAGAAGCTGAAGCTACATCTGATAAATTTAGAGAAATTTCTTCTCCACTTTCGTTAATAATTTTAAGGGTTTTAGCACTCTCATCCCAACTTGCAGACTTGACGCCATCCCCAAATTTATCAAAGGCAGTAGCACTTGTTGCTACTTTAATCATACCTGTTGATGTTTCAAAGTAAATTCTACCAACTACAAGACCTGAAGTGGGAACTGTAGCAATTTTTTGAAAACTTAAATTTGTTGCCATTTTATATTTTTGAGTTTTTACCCCCCCCCCCACTAACGTGAGGAAGGGGAATTAATATTTTTTATTTAGCTTCTGTCCAATACATATCCAATTTACCATCGTCTCCAACTTTAATTGAAGATGAAGTTGATACTAATTTAGATATATTTACTGCTAAACCTCTTGATGTTCCTGTATCTGTATCTGTAATAGTAATAGTTTCATCAGGACTTGTTAGTGATGTAATACCTCCTGCAACAGCGGTTCTAATACTATCACTAAGAGCCTGCATACCAGCAGCGATTGTTTGATCTGCACCAATTTCAGCACCACCAGTAATGGAAACTCCAACTTTTACAGTTGAGCCTTTTATTCCACTAAGATCCAACTTAAGACCTTCGGCTGATTTTGATAGTGCTTCATTTGAAGCTGGATCTAACTTAACATCAATAACATTTTCTTCTGTAATTGAAACTGCATTACCAGGAGTTAATTCGTCTTGCTTACCTCCAACAGATGTTTGTAAAGATTCAATGTCAGATTTATTAGTTCTGATTTGATTTAAATCAGTATCAGAAATTAAACCTGAACCTTCAACCTTATCAACTTTGTTATTAAGCTGATTAGTAACTGTAGTAATCTGTCCTTCTAAAGCTGTATCTGCAGCCTCTAGTTCTGTTTTTGCTGCAGAAATTGCATCATCTACTTGTGACTTTGTATAGTATCCTGAAAGATCAATTGTACCTCCCAGTGGATCCCACTTGGCACCATCCCAAGCATAATTAGTTCCAGCAGGAGTAGTTCCATGAGCTGCAACGACATTCCATACATCACCTTTCTTATTTCCAGAAGATGGAAGTTGGTCGTAACTATCTTTAGTACCTTTATAATCAAGAGCTGCAGCCACAGAAGCTTTCAGATCATCTATAAGAGTTTTTAAAGCTTTACCTTGTGCCGCAGAGAGTGCAGCATCCGTTTTATCACTTTCAAGTGAATCAATAATCTCAACTATTCCTGCTGTATTAGGAAATGATTTTCAAGCAGCTTCAAATTGTTCTTGCTTGAGAGTACCACCAACAGCAATATAAGAATGATATAAAAAGTCTTGGACTGAATATTGATCCATAGCTTCATCACATGGATCATACCAAATCTTATCATGCTCTGGCTCGTTATTTGGAAAATCAGATTGGCATCCGATTGCTATATTTTCATCGCCAGGATCTCCTTTTTCTCCTTGAGGAATTCCAAATTTAAGATTTGCATCACTAATATCTGGATTTAAATCAGTTACATAAGGTTGTGCATCTGGTGCTAATTTTTCTACTTCAGAAACTACAGTTACTGTAGCAGGTTTTCCTTTAGGAACTTTTACATTTAAAGCTCATTCTCTAGGAGCATTAGTTTTATCAATTACTAATGACGGATTTTGATCTCACTCAACAGTTTCAATAGTTCCTGCATTAAATCTTGGAAGTACAGAACCAGTAGCAGTAATAACTTTACTTGATTCCATTGTAAGTTCTAAACTACCTTCTGCATCTGTAATATTAACAGACTTAATAGAATCTCCTTTTAGCTCATTTAAGTAACATAATACTGTCCATTCACTAACAGGAACTCCATCATAACCTCAAAGAATGCGATCATCTAAAAGAGTAGCAGGATCTCCAAAAACTCTAATAAGTTTAGGCGTTTTACCAGGTTCTCCTTGATCTCCAATAGATCTTCCTAGTACCTGCCAAGTAGCACCATCATTATATGATACATATCATTTATTATCCGTGATTTTAAGTATAGGACTAATTCCATCCTCTCCATCTTTACCATCACGTCCATTTCGACCATCGATTCCAGGACGACCTTCTGGGCCTCTTGCTCCAGTAGCTTGACCAATATCTTTTCATGAAGATTGGTTATCCATTGAAAGCATCCAACGGCCATTTTCTATTCGAAGATAAGGAGTTATTCCATCCTTTCCATTCTTCCCATCTTTACCATTTACACCATCCTCACCTACAGCTTTACCTAGGTTTTCTCATTTATTATTATCATAGGAAAGCATCCAGTTACCATTTTCTATTTTGAATACTGGTGTTTTTCCATCAGCTCCCTTTGGACCAGGGTTTCCTGTATCTCCTTTAGGTCCTTGTACAGGTACGTTTTCTTCAGTTTCTGGATCTTTTAAAGGTTCTCCGTTTACAGTTAAATAGTATAAATCACCTTTTTTTAGTAATCCAAGAACTGGAGTTTTTCCTTCTGGACCCTGAGGACCAATAATATTTGTTGAAGGAATTGAAGTAGGAGTTTCATCATCTAGTTTCCAAGAAATTATTCCATTTTTAACTTCAGGAACTCATACTTTGCCAGCAGGTCCTTCAACTCCTGCCATTACAAAAGCTCAGAAAAGATTTGGTTTAATACCAATGATTTTATCGTTTTCTCGAACTAATTCAGGCATATTTAACGAAGATGATGTATGACTTCTAATGCAAGACAATAAAGCTCCTTCAAATGATACAAAATCTACAATATATTCGTCATTAAAATAGTGAGTATTTGTTATTCATTCTCCCGCCATCTTAAAGGAAGTTCCTTTATAGAAATCTCTTGAATTATAAGCTCCAGAATACTCTCTTGAATTTTGTAGATCTATAGTAGGTAATATATTATTTTTCTTCATAGTTTATTATTTTGACCCTAATATTAAAAATGGAACACTAATACTTGTTGTTGGTACTTTGCCGTCTGCAGTTCTTACATCTAAAAAAGCTCCATTAATCCTGCTTCTTGCTGAACCATAGAACATTTTTAGCATAGCTCCATCTCATATAGGTTGTGAAAAAGCTATTGTACTTATTGATAAAGTTCTACCGTTATAAATACTTGTTAAATCTAAATTTGCAGAAAATTTTCCAGATTGACTTACAGTTAATACTAAATCAGTTCTACATCTAGAAAAACCAGATAAAGATGGTACCCCAGATGAACTAAAATAAACTTCTCCACATGCTAAAAATGAATCACTATTATAATCGTCATAACTTTTATAATAAAGATCTGAACGTAGCGTTCCATTTTGTTTCCATGTTTTTAACTCAAAATCTGATGTATTCTCTACTCAAATTGTTCCAACATAGTAATTATTAACTATTGAAGATGGAACAAATTTAAATTCTAATACTCCTCCAGCTGGAAGTAAAATTTGAGAAGCATTAAAAAGAATTGGTTCATCATAACTGAATAGTAATCTACCATTATAATAACCACAAATTTTAATAGATTCATCATCGTTTCCATTATCAAATGGATATATAAATAATTGTTTATCCGACTTATTATGAATTACTCCCGAATACGAATCATCAATATTTAATTGATATTCAGAAGCATTTACTTTAAGAGTTACATCTTCGTGTATCGTTGGCGAATATATAATTTCAGAATATAATGAATCTAGTATATGTGGATCAGATGACTGAGTAAGACTATATTGTTTAATGTTTTGAATAATAGCATTATTAATTTTAATGTTAGTTAAATCAACACTTCCATCACTACCAAACTTAATCTTTCCAGCAGCCATATGTCCAGCTCCAGTTCTAAAATCAAATAGTATATTTGGAGTAAACTCACCTCCTGTAGGAATTTCTGGATCAAAGTTTTGATATTGTGTAGATATTTGTCCACTTGCATCAATACCTTGTTGGCTAAACATATAGTTTCCATTAAATACAGCAGATCCAATAAGACCGTTAGCGATAATCCCAATTTTAGTATACAGCGCCTCAAATGCATCTAATTTAACTCAACTATTACTAGTATCAGTGCTAGGAGATTCATTACTGTGTAATGTTCCTTGCCAAGTTCCTACTATGTTTAAAACATAATAGTTAGCATCATTAGAATCATATACATAAGGAGTTTTATCTGCGGTTCCTTGATATACAGTATTAACATTATAAATACCTTCAGGATAAATTATTTGTCCTTTAGAACCATTCTCTCCATTTAATCCATTAGTTCCACTTAATTTAGTAGGAGTACTTCAACTACCTTCAATTGTACCAACTTTATCAGTGTTACTTGTATAATTTACTCTAGCTTGAATAAACCAAATATAAGGAGTCTCTTCAGTTGGAGTTGGAACCGCTAAATCCCAACCTGTTGGCTGTCTTGTTGTTCCAGGAGTACTTGTTCCTCCATAAATAGTTGTAGTTCCTAAGCAATAACGAACTTCAATACCAATTCCAGGTAACCCATCAACTCCATCTTTACCTGCTGGACCAGGATCACCAGTAATTCCAGGTTCTCCTTTTATTTTGGTTCATTTATAGTCAGAAGGATCATCACTATCATTTATATTATAATCTACATAAATTCCAATTCAAGCACCTGGATCTTCTCCATTGTTACCTGTAAAGGTTACACCTCCATCATTAGAGTATTTAATATGTAGATAACTTGTTTTTCCATCTTCTCCGTTAGTACCTGGGATTCCTTGTTCTCCCTTTTCTCCTTGAATTCCTTCAAATCTTGCCCAAGTATAGTCAGAGGGATCTGTACTATCTGCTTGAGTAAAATCTACATAAGTTCCAATATATGTACTTGGAGTTTCAGTCATTTGACTTGAAGAAGTAGGGTTGGCAACAGCAGAATATTTAATATGAAAATATGTAGTTCTTCCATCTTCTCCTGGAGTTCCAGGAATTCCGTCTGTACCATTCGTACCATTTTCTCCACTTATAACAACTGGAGTAGTCCAGTTTGTATTTAAAGTATCATCAGGATTAATAGTTGCTGTAGTCATCCAAAGATATCCATCTTTAGATTTTTCAGGAGGAACCACAGACCATCCTGAAGGAGTTCTTACTGTTGCGTTTAATGTAGGAGGATTTGAATTACTTGTATTTACGGCAAATCTAAATTCTGTAAATTTACCATCTTGAGCCTGACCATCTCTACCGTTAACTGGTATTACTTCTGACCATTCAGTTACAAGACCTGTCTCCCCATTAACTGTTCCAATACATTGTCACCAATTGCCACTAGTTGTAGGATAATCTTCCCATCCAGATGGACTAGGACTATTTCCTGTAGGCTTTGATGGTTTACTATCACTTAATTTATAAACGTATGTTTTCCAATTTGGTATTACTGCATCCTGTCCCTTTTCTCCTGTCATTTGAACAGGATCTGACCATTCTCCAACAAGAGTAGAATCTCTAAAAGATGCTGTGATTGACCATATAATTTCATAAGAAGTATGAATAGGAACAACTGTACTTCATACAGAACCAGGATTTGTATTTGTTTTATTTACAACTGGAGGAGTATTTACACTACTACTTTTTGCATACATCAACTTAATACTTAATCCATCTTCTCCATTAGAACCATCAGTTCCGTTTGTTCCATCCTTACCGTCTTTTCCGTCTTTTCCATCAGCTCCTTTAGGTAATCCAAAACTAAATTTGAATATATCTCTCTCTAAAACTACATTAGCATTAGCCTGAGTAGTTGAAGAGACATTTACTACTTCTGCATCAAAATTAGGAATTTCTCCGCCTTCAGAAATAGTTTTTCATTCTGTATCATAATCTGCATTAGATTTTTTAACTAATGCTTGACCAGTAGTTCCTCCAGGAATTACTCCAATTCCATCAGAGCCATTCTTTCCATCAGTTCCATTTTGCCCAGGATCACCTGTAGCTTGGCCTATATCTTGTCAAGTTTGACCTTTATCCATTGAAAGTAGTCAACGACCGTCTTCAATTTTTAATTGTGGAGTAATACCATCAGTTCCACTTGGTCCGATAGGACCAATATCTCCTTTTTGACCTTTACCACTATTTCCCATAATAAAAGCTCAATATGGATTAGATTCTACACCAACAATTATATCGTCTTTATAAATTAGATTCGGCTTATTTCATTCTGATGATAAATGACCTCTTAGACAATACAATAAAGCTCCTTCACAAGATATAAAATCAATAATATGTTCATCGTTGAAATAATGAGTGTCTGGAGTTCAGGCTCCTGCCATCTTAAAAGATGTTCCTCTATAAAAATCTCTAGAACTATACATTCTATAATAGTCTTGAGAATTTATTGCATTATCTATGATTACATTAACATTAGATCTCTTCATAATATTGAATTATTTTGATTATTTCATTATTAGTTGGATTACCGTGTTCAATATAATCAATTGCATTAATTAATTCGTTCATTGTAAATAATGCTTTTTTATCAGGTAAATGCCCAATATTAATATTAATTAATTCTTGAACAAATATTTTATATAATTCATTATATAGAATTTCCACAACCACAACTATTATTTATATTACCTAATTCCTCTCCACATAAAGAATTACATGAAGATAAATTATCTAATATTCTTTGCGCTTCTGTAAAGTTCCCCATATCTTTTAGATAATCAAACACATACATAGCACTTAATAAGAAATCTCTGCGATTCCTTAAATTTTCATCTGTTTTACATTTATCATAACTACATATTTTACTGTTATTCAACAGTAATTGCCGTTGCAAATATACTAAACATCTTTGTAATTTGCAAACACTAAAGACATTTTTTATTGGACAATAGAAAGTTTGTGAAGCCTTATTTTCTTGCACAAATTCATATGCTTCTTTATAACCAATAATTTCAGAACTTTCAATTACTTCGTCTAATGTATATCCTTCCTGGTCTGTAATATTAGATTTATAAAGATCCCCATTTAAAAAAAATAATTCATCTATTAAATTAATATATTTATCAGGCTCTTTATCGTCTTGAAAATGCATTAATTGTGGAACTACTAATTTATAATAATAATAAGTTCCGTCAACATTTAATGTAAATTCAGATGCAAATCTACTTAAATAGTGTCCCCGATTATGTAATTCCTTTCTTATTTTTACTGATTCTGGAAGCAAATTTTCGTCAGTATTATAAGATAGAAATTCTAACATTATATACTGACTTAAATCTACACCTAAATAATCACTATTATCTACAGCAATTAATTTACAATCAGATCTAACAATTACATCAATATTTATTTTTTTATTCATATTATACAACTTGTTTTATTTTATCATTATAAGGATTAGTATCAACTGTTTCTGCAGCTTGAATTTGAACTTGTTGCTGTTTTGTTTCAATAAGTTTATCGTTATAATCCTTATCGTTTTTAACTTTTTCTCTTTCAATAGCTACTTTTTCAGCTTCAAGTTGTAGTCTAGCTTGACTATTTTGTTCAAGTTGATTTTGTGATTGACCTAATTCCCTTTGTAATTGTTCATTTTGTTTCTGTAACTGTTGCAGATTTTGTTCATATTGCTGAAGTTGTTGCTGCAACTGAGAAACACTATTATTTTCTTCCTTCTTAACAGCAGTAGCTTTAGCTACATAACGTTTAAGTTCGGACATACTATTGGCAGTTGCAATACTTACTGCCATATCGGGATCTGACATTCCAGCTTTAATTAATTCAATATTAAGAGCCTTTACAGTTTCCATATCTTTAAAAGACTTAGAACTATCCTCAATATGTAAATCAAAATCTGTAAGTGTATAATGTTCAGGAAGTGCAGTAAATATTCTTGAATATTTATTACCTAACACAATAGTACCAGTAATACCATTTGGATATACTAATTTAGCTAAATTAAGCATATCATAATTAGCTTCTTTATAAATGATATCCATGGTCTCAAAATATTGTTTAGTTAATAAACCTGACATTTTAACTCCAAGTTGAACATTAGAAACTGCATCTCTCTGTTCATATTGAGCTAATCTTTCAGGTAACACTCCTGTAATTGAAGAAGCTTGTTGTTCTACAGCTTGAATAGCTAATTGAATGCCTTGAATAGCCTGAGCTTTAACAGTATCATCAAATCCATTAAAAATCGTATTAGGCATACCTTCACTACCTTCTTCCTTACTATTTATTAATGCTAAGCCATTCTTTTTATATGCTTGCCAAGCTTTAACTCTATCAACTAATTTTTCACCTAAAAACGAAGGAATAAAAGAAACATCCATCCAATCTCCAACTCCTCCTGAAGAAGCAATAAGATTATCTCTAAAATATATAAGTAAATCATATTTCATTGTTTATTCGATATAGGTCGTTAATCTATATCCGTCTTTTCGACTGCTGCATGTCACCATGCAGATTAGACTATATCATACAAATTTGATTTAAAATTAATTCAAATAAATTCTGTTTCATTATATTTCATAACTACTTATAATTAACTTTAAATTAAACTTGTCCCCGCACTTCCACTTACTTAAGTGTACTCCTTTCGGATAGTCGTTGAACTTTCAAAGATATTTCTATCTAAGCTTAGCTGCTGATTGTCTTAAATTTACTATTATTCAATTTAAGGTTTTCCAGCAATTCACGGGGTTTATACAGGACTCATATAATTTAATCCTGTAGGTCCATAGTATGTGCTATTAATGAATATGGATCTCCATTTTTATCTAAGAAAAACATTCCGTTAACAGATAATCTACATCTACTAGGACAATCTGCACTTCTTACAATATACTTTGATTCTCCACGAGTAATATATACTTCTGAACCAATTTTTACTCCTTCATGTCTTGTTAATTCTCCAGTTTTATAATCTGCTTCAATTCATTCAACTTCATATACAGGAATAAGATGATTCTTTATAGGTTCTATTGAATCATAATCTCCAGGCCATCCTGGATGTGCTTCAAGTCCTGCAAGAATACCTGTATGTAAATTATCAGCTCGTAAATTAGGCTCAGCAGGTTTACCAACATATCTAACCAAATAAGTAGGAGATGTTGAATCTGCAGTTTGTTGCATATCTCTAATTTTCTTAGCTGCTTCTGTAGTTAATTCTGATCTGAATGTATTTAAGATATCCTCTCTTGACATTCATTTTCTAATAACAACTCTCTTAGAATCTGCAAGATAAGGAGAATTTGGATTACGTTCTATAAATGTATTAACGGGATTTAAAATTTCAATATTGACATTTGAATTACTTTCTGTAGGTTTTACTCTATAGTAACAAGTACCTGTAACAAGTAAATCTGTAAGTAATTCTGCCATTTTACGTTTTAAATCGATGTTTCTTGATTGTCTTAAATAATCAAGAATATTTTGTGCAGCAATTTCATATTCCGAAACAAAAGATTGATCAATATCTTGTTGAATTGAGTTGATTTCTTTTTCAATAAAAGGATCATTTACAATTTCTTTATTTTCAATAATAGCTGCAATAATGTTATTCTTTAAATACTGTTGCAAATAATTAAATACTTCTGCACTAATTTTAAGTTGCTTTTCTCTCATTATATTTGAAACAGTCTTTTCATCTTTGCAAGATACTTTTAAATCTTGATTTAAACCTAGATATTCTCCAACTAATACATCAATATGTTTCTTAATTAATGGTGTAAAACTAACTGATGTAGGAGTCCCAATTCCGTAATTTTCTTCTAGGTGTTTGAATTGATCTGCATCTCTACGACAATGATAATATCCATAAGCTTTTCTTATAGCAACTTTATCATATACAAGATTACCTATCGCATCATTAATCTTCTTTACTTCATTCTCTATCACCATATTCTAATACTATATATTGATTTCCTTCACCTGGAGTAGTCATTTCTCCAGAATAATATTTTGTTCTATCTAGTTGTCTGTTTCTAAGTTCTTTTTCAAGAAATTCGAAAAAACCTTCTTCATCACCTTCATAGACTAAAACTAATGGAGCTTTTCATTGATTCAAATCTAAACTTAATTTCCATTGATTACCATCTATAGTTAATGTAAAGTCTCCAGTGTAATATGCACACATAGCCTTTTCAATTATTTCATATACTTTATCAACGAGTTCCATTCTTTTGCGGTATTACTCCATATTCTTTATAGCCTTTTTCATTAGTGAACCATCCAATATTTTCTCATTCTTTCGCTAATTTATCTTGAGCAGCAGGTCGTATATTCATTAATTCTTCATCTGCAATTTCTGCCATTTCCATAGCTGCGATAATATCGAACTTTCGTTTATTTTCTCAAGAATATTTTAACAATTGCTCAAGCATTTCATCAATATCAATTGAATAACAGTAATCATTAACAAAATTATTAATTAATTCAAGACCGTGCTTGATAATAGCTTCTGTAGCTGGTACACCAATCATTTGTGAGTTGCCTCTTTTCATATCTCCAAGAGTTGAAGCAGGACGTTTCATAAATAGACTATCTTTCTTTTTTTCTTTAAAATATGTAACAATACTAATCTTAGTATGTTCTAGTAGTGCTTTACAATTATATCATACTAATAATTTCATTGCTACATCATATGCTTCTCGAATATCTCGAGGACGATCTTTATAGATCGCAACATATTTCGCTTCTTGTAATCCATATATACGTTTCTTAATAACTATACAGAAATCAGATACATCTGTTGAGGTAGAAGAATCTCCAGAACCTTGGTCAATAGAGTCTATTCCTGCAACATATAAATTTTTTAATACAAGTCCATCTTCATCACGAAGTGGCCTTTCATATATAGTAATTTTACTATTTGGATTGCTTACAACTTTTACTTTTGTTAAATCAGGAGTATCTCCAGAACGATCTCATAATAATGATACATACTCTGGTTTTAATCCTGCTTTAAATATTCTAATTTGGGTTAATCTATCTGCAATTGCAATTGAATCAAAGATATTTTCACCCTGCTTATATAATGCTTCATTTGGAATAAAACAGTGCTCTGCACAATAATCAAGTAGATCTTTACCACTTAATTTTTTACGTTCTTCCTCATAAAACTTTTTAAATTCTTCAGATTGTGTAACTCCTCTTGTATCTAAAAATTCTTCTCGTAAACTAAACTTATGAGCTGGAATAAAGAAAGCTGTTAATTGTGGCTTTCTATCTTCTGTATCATAGTTTTTATATGGAAGTACATTATATCCTTCTGGTTTTGCAAAAATGTTTGATAAACCTTCAAGTGCCATATCATCACCACCTGTACCTAAAGCAATACGTGTTCCAAAATGATAACCACCAAGCTCAACAAGGGCATTACCTTTAATCCAACTTTTAGTTAAATGTTTATTAGATCCTGCTTCTTCATATATCAATCTATCAACACGATCACCACGAATCTTATCTGAAGTATCTGCAATTACAGAATCAATTTCAGACATTCAACCATATTCTATTCCATCAGGTGTAACTTGTGATGCACGTTTAGTATCTGCATTATTAACTTTTTGTCTTAAATGACGCATACCTCCATTAGTATTCATGTCTAACCAGTTTAACTGTTTTCAACATTTAGTCTTTAAAGGAGTAAGTTTACCTTCTGCAGCACAAGTTAATAAAGAACGATAACCTCTATTAGTTATATAAGGTCTTACTGCTAAACAAGCAACAATCTCAGATAGTCCAATACCACGAGCTTTTAATATAGCTACATCTTTATGTAGTCTTTCAGCCATTTCAACATAATGAAAGAATTCATATTGTTTAGCTAGAAATGTAGGAAACTTTTCATTACGACCAGCTCCACCTCTAGCTCCTTCAGAAATAACTTCCATTCTATAGAAATTTAAAAAGAAATAATGATCTCCTGTAATTCTATATTTACCAACTGTATAACCTTCAGTACAACGTTTATATTGTTCTCTTCAGAAATCATTATAAGGCTTTGAATCTGCAGGATATTCAGTATATGATCCAGTTCTATCATAAATTTGAGCTAGTTCATTAAAAGGAGTAGGATCAAAATCTAAACCTTGAGTTTCATTAATTGGGCGGTATCCAGTTAATTCATATGATAATTCTGGATCAAAGTAAAGTACGTCTTCGGTGACCGCCACATCTCACAAACCATCTCTCTTTTTATAAAAATCAGTTGCAGTATACTCAAATTGTTCTGTAGTATCTTCTTTCTGATCTCCAAGCATTTCTTGTAATTGCTTTTTTAATTCTTCTTCAAATTTATCTGAAAAAGATTGAGGAGTTGGTTCAGGACCTTTTATTGATTCTCTAAGCTCTTTATATTTCTCTTTAGTTGTTTTCTTTCTTTTGACTTCTGATTCTTCTTTATTTTTTATCTGTTCAAGCATTTTTTTACGTGCTTGAGACATTGAAGATTTAATTGTCTTTACCATACTTAACTATCCATAAATCCAGGTTTTACATCACCTCTATTTTTAGCATTGGATTGCATTTGATCTTTTTTATAATTAAGCTCAAGTTCTTTTAATTTATCTGCCATAACTCCAATACTAGCAATATCAGCTAATACATCTTTTGCCTTAAAGATAGGTTTACTATTATTATCTCTCTCTTCAAGGTCTATATTATCTAAAGATACTCTCATTTTTTCAAGAGTTCGATACGCTGTTTTTATAAGGCTAAGTATTCTAGAAGAATCTTTGATTTCCATGTATTTTCTAACTGCTGCATGGAAGACTGGATCGTCTCATTCTTCTTGAGTTAATCCAGAATCTTCCATAGCTGCATCATGCTTTTGTCTCTCTAAGTATTGTTGATATGGACTTTTCCAGTCACAAAACAACCATATATATTTAAATTCTCTTCAAGCTCTTAACCTCTTTGTTCCTTTTGGATCTTCTTTACATTTATTTCTTTCTGTATCTCACAGCGCTGCAAACTCCTTTATTAATAGTATTTCGTATTCGTTAATCTTTAGATTACATGTTACATTATCATAAAGGAATAAATCTAGCATTACTTATTTTAGATTAAAACGTTTATTAAATGCTTTGTCTCGTTTATCATATTCTTGTCTTTCAACTTTTTTATCTCTAAATTTTCACCACTTAGGATTATTAGAACGTGACATGCTACTTAAATCGTTTGTATATGTTGTATCTCTTTTATCTGCACTTATATCTCTATATGAACGCTTTCCTTTTGGATTTGTTACAATTTCTCTTATAGATCCATCTGAATTAATTATTCTTTCAGATTTATATCCATTAGATTTAGCTTGTTCAGTATCAGCTGTACCATTTGCCCAGTAAGGAATACCTGTCGGATGTAAGAATTTTAATAGATTCTGTTGTCTAGGTGTATATTGTTCTGGAGCAAACTCATCTAATTTTCTTTCTGCATTAGAAATAATAGGATTTACAATTCTATTAACCATAACAGGATTATAACCTATTTTAATTAAAGAATCTCTAACTAATCCTGTAGTATTAAATACATCATGTACATTGTGATCTCCTGTCCTATTGTTTAGCGCCTTAGTAACAGCTACACTATCATTTGGATTAACCTTTACTTTAGTTGTAGTTTTACCCCCTTCTTGGAAAAATGAACCAAGGTTTCTTGGATTGATGCGGTGTTCAACAGGAATAGATCCTAAAGTAGCATTATTTCCATAATTGACCGACATACTTCTAGGTCCTACATATCTACTATCAAACCTATTAGGATTACCTAAATTAGATGCCACTATGTAATCACTATATGAAGGATTAGTTATAACTAATTCTTCATTCATGTTTGTAGGTCTAATTCCTTTAGCTGCAGACATTCCAGCTTCTTCTGCTCCAGAAATATTTCTTGATCCAAGATTAGATTGTGGAAGTTTTGGTTTCTTAGGAGCAGGTCTTGTTGGAGCTAATTGAGTTCCATATAATTTTCCATTTCAAGTAAAGCTAGTAAGTCCTGCACTTCTAGCTGCTGCAAAAGCTTGATTGAAATTACCTTGAGATAAATCAGGAGTAACATTAGTTTGTACATTTACTTTAGGAGTAATTCCAGTTTTCATAGATACTCCAAAAGATAAAGGTTGAGAAACAATTGAACCTTCAGTTTTTGTTACTTTAGGTTTAGAATTATCTCCTACAATATTTTTCATTGCAGCTGCTTTAACTTCTCTTCTACTTAATCCAAGATCTTGATCCTTAATAGCAGATTTCATATTTCTATATGCAGTACGATTGAATTTAGAAGATTTCTTACCTTCTTTTACAACCTTCTTATTTTCTTTACGTTCATTCTTTGCAGATCCTCCATCCTTAAATTTATTAACAAGATAAGCAAGTTTACCTCCTTGTTTAAACATTCCTGCAGATTGTTCTTGTTTAAATTGATTAATCAATCCAGAAATAGTATTCATACCATCTTCTGTTTGTGCTAACTCATTTAATTTTCCTACAATTTCTTCAGGTGTTTTATTTTGGAATTCTTCTACTTTAGATGGAAGTCATTGAACAAATTGCATTAATTCTTCTTGTTCCATGATGATATTGTTATACTATTATTTAAATAAGCTTTCATAATTACTTGTTCTTATAAAATTTTAAATCTTTTGTTGAGAATACTGCTTCACGTAAAACCATATTCTTATCAAATCATCTACATTTAATACCTTTAAAGATATTAGTTATTTCATTACCATGTTTGTACGATTGTGTAATTTTTTCTACTACATACATAACAGGAGATGTAAGTTCACCATGTTTTAAAGTGACTACATCTCCTGGGTTAAAAAACGTTTTTTCAATTTCGTTTATCATATTATTCTTTGTCCTTTTCAATTACTCGACATATAATGTTTTGTTCACTGATAGCGTAATAACCCATATTATTGAATGGAACAGGTACTACAGAATTTCTGTAATATATATCCTCTCCAGGTTTTACGTATTTACATTCGGGTCCTGCAGAAATAACAGTACCACATGCAATAAATTGTTCAGCTCTCTCCATCTCACCAGTATCATCAGACTTATATGTATCTGCAAAAAGATCTCCTGGAAGAATTAAACCTGAAGCACTTGTCTTAATTTCTCTATAAGGATTTTTTTCAAATGGTTTTATAATAACAGTATATCCTGTTGCAGCTACCCTCATTTTAGATGCATCTTTTGTGCCTTTGTTTAATTCAAGTAATCTATTTGCTGTTAAAAGCTGTTCTTCTTCCATTTTTTTATTGAGAGCAGCAATTTCTTCAGGAGTTAATTCCTTTGTTTCATGTTTAACGTTTGCTCCCATAAGATGAACTCCCATTTCTTGCATGTGTGCATTTCCTAAAAGATTTTTTCCCATAATCATTTACATTTTTAAATTTAACTTATTACCATTTATTTACTAAGCATCTTGCGTATGCAAGTCTTGTTTTTGCAGATAATCTACATCCGCATCCTTTTCTATATCCAATTTTTGGTCTATCTGAATAGTCTGTTTTATTATTTTCATTAATATATAATCTAGGATTACATATCGGACCCATTGGTGTTTCTTTGTATAATGGACATTCTTTACAAATTGCTAATCTTTTTTCAGATAAGTCTTCATTTTTATTAATTGCTTCATTAACATGTCCACTAATAATATCTATTAGTCCCATAATTAAAATACTATAGGTTTATCTAAATCTAATTCAGATTTAATCTTAACGTCTCTTTTATAATGTTTAAGCATTCTTTCAACATCTGATTTTAAATAATCACATTCATGTTCTGAAATATGATTGTTGTGATCAATATGAATTAATACTAATTTTTTAATATTAAAGTTTGGATTAATTTTTTGTAGTAAGTAAGCATATAATGATAACTGCAACGAATAATGATAAAAATTACAATCCATAATATTATCCATTGGGAATTTCATCATAGTTCTACTTTTAGTAAATTTATTATAAAATGATTCTTTTTCTAATTTCTTATTAGTATTATGTGTAACTATCATTGAATCACCGAATAAAAACGTGTGTGATGGACTGTCAACTTCTAAGCATTGCGTTGCTACTGTATCAACTCTTTCTACAGATATAATATTTCTAAATGTATTCTTATTTTTAGATGGGAAGTCGATATCTTGATTTCTTACTAAAAAGGGATTTAATCCATCAGTTGAAAAACATACATCTCATCCTTTAAATATCTTTCCATTACATTTTTTATCTACTTCAAAAACAGTAGCTTTTATGCCTAATGTACTTACTAACCTTAATAAATCTTCAGCTTGTCATTTCTGAGTAGTTCCCATTACAAATCTTTTTCTAGATTCATGATAGTAACCATCAGTATCCATTAACCCTCTAAGCAAATCAAGTCTTTGTTGATAAGAGGCTCGCATATATAAATCAGGTATAAACTTATTATTTAGTATTCCTAGATCGTTAAGTTTTTTTCTAATATTATATATAGTTCGCATTTCCGCAGATTTTCCGTCAGAAAGATCTCCTCCAAAAGTATATCCTCTATTTTCTATTTCTTCCCATACTTTAGAGTTTATATTAGTGATAATTCCACATGACTTAGAGCCATCTCCTAGTCAACATCCCAGTACATAAGGATCTATAGGAAGTTCTATTTCTGGAAGATTTAGAGGATTTGCGTTCATTATTTTTGGGATATTGTACGAGGTTCTTGGTTTATCAATTAACCACTTTGCAATATCTTCTGTGGTCATAACTACTTCCCTAAATGTTTTATCTATATTCCTAAAAGAAATAAGTCATCTATGTTCATGGTCTGCCACAATCGACTCTCCGTTATCAAAAGTTATTTTAAAACATGGATTGTAATGGATATCTGATTTATGTAACACTTTAGTTATATTTCCTTCTTTATCAAATATCTCTTCTCCCTCCTTTATATCCTTAATAGTTGCCCATCCGTTTTTAGTTGGAATTTTTGTATCTAGAGGGAGTCCTTTATAATCGTATATATAAATATCATTACCGTCTTTAATGAGTAAGTCTAACTGTCCTGCAATTCTTAGTATTCCATCATCTGATTTATAACTAATCATAAATTCAGGATATACTCCTTTTTCTAAATCTAACT